ACGTCGCGTATAGTTTATGCCGGGTGCCGAAAAGCTCTGTGCTTCTGGAGCGCCTTGCGGGCGGGTCTGGTTCCACGCCTGTGCAAACGCCGTGTTGGACTGCGGAGCCGACAGGGCCTGCGCAGCCTTGGGGACAGAGAACGGCGTGTAGGCGTTCCCTGAGACATCCTTAAAACGAGACATATCGACTGGCTGTGAGATCGGCCGTGGAGCGGGCTGTTGGCTGATGGTCTGCGGCTTGGGGATTGAAGCGCTGTTCCACTGCCCGCCGTTGTGGGACCACCGTGGATCGTTGTATCCACCTCCCTGCGTCTGGATGTCCACTATTCGTCACCCTTCTTCGTTGGGATGCTGTCCAAGCCCATGCCCGTGCCATGGAGCATGCGCAGTTTGATGATGTCCACGGACTCAGGCTTCCGGGTCTCGGCAATGAGTTGCCGGAGGTAGTCCAGGTTCTGGATTGCTGGTTCCATAAAGAAAACGCCGCTGGCCAGTTGCCCAGCCAGCGGCGCCCCCGATTGCCCTGTGACGGGCAGTTCTTAGTAGCGGGTCTTCACGATGGCCAGAACGTTCGCCCCAGTGGTCGCACCCGTGCTGCACGCACGGCCGAGAACACCAAGACCGTTGTCGCCGGCACCAGTCGTCGCAGCACCCACGCCGCTCTTCGTCACGCGGCCAGCCGTGGTGCCCGTCGAAGCCGCAGCGGTGATCGCCGCGAGACGGTCGCCCACAACCAGATCCGAACCGCTGAGAGCAACAGCCACTTCAGTCGGACCTTCCACCGTGACCCAGAACACATCGTTCACCGCAACGCCCGTCGCCGCGAGGTACTCGTCCACCACGCCAACGCGCTCTTCGTTGGTCGCCGTGCTGTAGCCCTTCGTCTGCGTGAACGACGCCAGACCAGCCGTGCCCGTGTCGAACGACACCACCCGCTTGGGGGCCAGCGCGATGGTGGACGCATTCCGCACGGCAACACAGGTCTTCACCCGGTTGCTGCGGATCTGGCCCGTGACGGGATTCACATCCGGGAACTGCTTCACAGCCCCAACCCAATTAGCACCGTCATTGGCGCCGGTGACCCCAAGGGTCTGACCAAGCGAGAACGGCGGATCAACAAGAAGACTCATTTCAGATCACCTCTTTCTTTAGGCAAGGGCTGCGAGTTTGAAGAAGTTGCGCGGGCTCTTAAATTTAAGGTTGCCCAACGTTGACACAACGTAGCGATACTGCTGGGTGATCTCGTCGTAGAACGGGCCCTCAGAGTTGAGAAGCTGTCCTTCCATGCAGAGCAACTCCATGTTGCCGATGGCGAGACCGTAGCCAACGTCGGCCGGAATCGAATTTTCCGCCGACACCTCAACTCCGTCGAACTCAAACACATCCGTGAAGCCATAGCTCCGCAGACCGTTCTGACGGCTGACGATGACCCGCTCCTTGTCGTCCAGCTTGTTCAGGAAGTCGATGTACCAACGACGGTTCAGGAGAACCATGTCGATCTGGTCTTCCTTCGTATCGTTGCGACGAGCCTGATGCAACGCCTCGCGAAGAGCCTTGGTGCAGTTGGCTGCCCAGGTCGTACCGCCGAAGTAGCTGCTGGTCACGTTCGCAATGACCGGCGAGTAGAAGTCATACTCAGGATCGGCCTCACCGTTGGGCCAAACGCCAGTCTTCTGCGAGCCGCCGTACGCGCCCAGGACGGTCGAAAGACCGGCATAGGTGTCGGTCGGATAGCCAAACGGATCCAGTGCGTTTGCCGTACGCTGGGCGCCAGTGGACACGTTGATCGTGCCGTTGGCCGCAAGGAACGACTCCAGGCCGTGGAAGCGAAGCTCGTTGCCGGCAGCGTAGCCGTCAACCACCCACTCCTTCGCAAGGTACTGCTCCATGCTGGTCAGAAGACGCGAAGCCATCTTGCCAGCAACGTTGACAAGAGCTTGTGCGCTACGATTTTCCAACATTTCCTTCTTGTAGATCGCGTCGGTCACCTGCGCACCGCGATACTCCAACTCGGCAGACTTCCAGAGGTTCTGGCGAGCGAACGAGCGAGGAGTTTCGCCGTTGTTACCAGATGGGGTATGGTTGCGATACTGGATTTCCCAGTCGAAACCTCGTCCCGACATGTTGGTGCGAATGTTGCCGCTGCCTTCCAAAGCAGCGAACACCTTGTACTTCCGCAACGAGGCGACCTCTTCCTCCCGAAGGTGGTTGACAATCGTCGTTGCGATGGAACGTGCCCAGTCAGTCGAACTAGCCATTAAAGGACTCCATCGTTAACGAGTTGGCCTTTCAGCCGCTCTTCAAAACTCATCCGAGAACGCGGTGCCCTCGGCTCTGTGGTGCCTGCACTTCGATTCGGAGCGCGGGTTGCACGCTCGCGAAGGAACTGCATGTTCTGTTGTGCAACGGGGTCAACGGGGGCTTGGGGCTGCATGGGGGGCTGCGGGGCGAGGCCCTGCGGCGGAGCCTGCGGCGCGGGCTGCTGCATCTGCTGGTAGCGCAGGTTCAGGAGATCCCGCTGGAGCATTCCAGTCGCGTACTGCCAACGGGCCTTGGGATCCTGGATGCCGATCTGCTGGGCTTGGCCGATGTACGCCTGGATGGCCTGACCTTCACGGCTCACCGATCCGTCCTGGTTGTAGAGCCAGTCGGAGTTCTGACGTTCCAGGTCGGAGACGTAGTTCTGCGACTGATACTGGCCCAGTTGCTGTTGCACAAGCTCTTGGGCCTTCTGCATCGCAACCTGTTCAACGAACGGCTTCAGCGTGTTCTCGGGATCCGTGACCAGCTTGCGAGCGAAGTTCGCGGTGTAGTCCTGGTACTTCCGGAGAGCCTGCTGGGCCTCAAACGGAGCGTTGGGGTCGATGACCTCTTTGCCCGTCTGGGGGTCGCGGACGATGTACGACTTGTAGGTGTCTTCGATGGACGGGGGGTTCCACCACTTCGGCTGCTCGGGAGCCTTGGGGCGGCTGGCTTCCTGCTGGGCCGAGAGCCACTGCTGATACTTCTCGCGGTTCTGGACGTAGTCCGTGGTGTGCGGGATCAACGACTGGAACTGCTGAAGCTGACGCTGGGTCTCACCGTAGCCGTTGAATGCGCGGTACAGGTTTTGGGCGATGGCGAGATCGTCTTGGCCCTGGAACTCGGGGAGATGGCGGAACGCTTCGTAGGGGGAAGCGAAGCTCTCGCTCTGAGGAGCAGGCGCCGACTGCGGAGGAGCGGAATCAACAGGAGCCGAAACGGGGGCTTCGGAAACGGATTCGGTCTGGAGAAGTTCGTCGGACATTTATTTCACCTTCGGGGGGAGGAGGTTCCTCTGGTGAACTAATGTCTATGTAACTCCATTTTTGTTACGGATTTAGGTCGCTTCGACCTCCGCCTCCGTCTCAATCCACACCCGGGCGCCACATGAGAGAGGGCTGTCCGGTTCGTATCGCACCACACAGGGACCGTTGATCTTCACGGAGTGGGCGTACTGGTTGGACTTGTACGTCTTTACCGTGAGGACGGGGTCTCGCTCCCCGGTCTTCTGGTTCTTTTTGATTACGTGTTGGTTAACGTGGATGATGTGCTTCATGTGTACCAGTGTACATTATCTAGCCTGCGAGCCCAACTCTTGCAGCAATTCCTCTAGCGAGGGATGACGGCCATGCTTGCCAAAGAATTCTGCATCTGCCGGAGACACGTAGGGTTTCCCAGAGAGGACTGCCGCGGCTGGCCTTGCTAGGAGACTTCCGCCCTCGTCGGCACGCAGCCAGTTGAATGCGTCTGGTGGCGCCAGGTGCCTTGCCCGCGTTTCGCCTAGTGGGTGGATCGCCACCGGGAAATACGCATCGGGCGCCCGCTGTTGTAACGCCATCATTCTTCCGCGACCCTCATGCCCACGCACTTGCCAGTTGCCGTCCTTGGACTTATCGACGTACAGGACTGGCGTGCCTATCGGCTGGCCATCGTCCAGCGCCTGCAAGATGTGATCTATCGGGCGCGTCGAAAGGTCGCGCGGAGGATTGACTTGCAGGAACCTCTTGGGTTGCATGTAGGCCATGAACCCGCGATAGTCGATGTTGCTAGCATCGGGGATTCCGCCAAGTCCGCTCGCGTTATCGAACTGCACGCCGGCATGCACTCGCGGAGCGCCGGCTGTTATTTCGCCCACACGCTGGATCAGCTTATCTAGCCGCGTAATTGGGTTAGCCATTACTCGTCACTCAATAGCCCATAGGCTATGCCCCCGCCCATGACGCCACCTGCGCCCATCAGTCCTCCGACGATCTCGGGGTTCTCTTGGAGTGCCTTGCGGAGAACGACTTGCGGGGATTCTGCGGCGAGGCGGGAGAGAAGGTCGTCGTTCAGCGGGAGTTTGAATACGGCCGGGAGTTGGTCGTAGACCTCGGGGTTCTGTCGGCCGCTCTCCAGGATCGCTCGGGCATTAGCCAGTCGGCGTTCCTGGCGAGCGGCGGATGCGTCATGGGGATACGGACGCGGAGGATCATTTGGGACGCGAACTCCGTATCGCTTCACTCCGCCGCGTGGAGGGACGGAAACGTAATCTGCAATCCCCTTGCCTGTCGCATCTGGGATGTCACCGTAGATGTTGGGGACAGCCTGCTCATAGCCGCGTTGGCGGGTGACGTAGCGATAGCCCTTCCCGTAACGCTCGGCTTCTGAGCGGGCCCATTCACTGGGAAGTGGAGTGGTGTCTACTTCCGCACCACGGCGGGCCATCATCATGGCTTCCATGGCAGACTCAGGGGCTGCACGGGGCAGGCCGGCGAGGATGTCGTCTGCTACCCATGGAACGAGACCGGAGACATCTGCGACGTAGCGGGTTGGGTTGGGCATTAGCGCACCGGAAGGGCGAGGCGTGGAGCGGGAGGCGAATTGCGAAGACGACGGATGACTTCGCCGGCCTGATCGACCAAGTAAGTGGGCGAGCCATCGCCATTGCGGAGTGCGCCCATCAATTTCTTCGTCGGCTGATAGGCGTTCTCTAGGCCGGGCGTCATCAGATCAACCGCCATCGCGCCGATTGGATTGGTCGCGTACATGCGGTCGTAGGCTTGGTTCACCGGGTAGCCCAAGTCCGGCATGGCCGCAGCGGGAGCAGCCATGAGCAATCTGGCGGCGCGATCCGCAAGCGACTTGTCTCCTGACAACGCTTCCGACGCATGCATGATCGCTTGCTCAGGAATGATCATTGCCTGATGGAAGACGTTCCGAGACTCAGGCTGGGATTCGCCGTAGGCTGACAGTTCCGAAAGGCTCTTCACGGCCATCGGCAGTGCGGATCGTCCGGTCGCTCCGTAGTGGTCTGCGATGTTTGCCCCAAAACGCATGGCGACCTCTTGGTCTACCGGGCCGGCACGCCGCATGCCTCGCTCTGCGTATCGCTTACCTTCCGCGATCAGCTTTAGCCGCCGCAAGTCTTGGGCCCGCATGAGTGACTCAGCGTCCAGGCCAGCCTGCACCGCGTCTTCGTAACGCTCCTTGTTGACGCGAGCGTCTTCTGTATTCAGCGGGACGCGAGATGAAAACCAGTCAGGCATTAGCAGTTCCACGCCCGCAAGGACTTATTGATCCGAGAGTCGGGGTCGTTGGCCGTCTCTGAGCTGGTGAGTTTCTCCTTCATGCCCTTCATCCTGGCACAGAAGGAATCACGCCTGGATCCGCCTTCCGGCTGCGGGGCTTTCAAATTCGCGTTGTTGGCGCGGTTGTAGGCGGCACGGCCCTTGGCATTGAGCCCGCCGTCAGGGTCTTGGCCTTCCTTGCGAGTCCAGAGCAGGCTGCGGATCTTGTCACCCTCGCTGTCCACTCAACTTCCTCCACTGCTTGGGATCTGGGTAGTCCTTGTCACCCGGCTTGGCGGGAGCTTCGCCGCGTTCACGCTTGGCGTGGACGTTGGCCCAGAGGCCCTTGCGGAGTTTGCGGATCTTGTCGCCTTCAGAGTCCATTACAGTTTTTTCATGTACTGGTTGGGGCGTGCCGGGATCTTGTACGGCATGTTCTGCATGTACGGCGAGGGCGGAGCAGCGGGCCTCGGCGCCGGGTTTTGGTAAGGCATATTCTTGCCAAGCGTCTCATAACCATCGTGCGGCCACTGGTTATCGCGGCGCGGTGGCGGGAGAGGCTCTAGCCCCATTTCGTCTGTCTGCTTGGCGCCGCGTTGCGACTCCAGGTATTCCAGTTCGCGCTTCAGTTCACGGATGCGTGACTCAACGTCCATCAGTCAATCTCCCAGTCGTCGTCAAAGAGGAAGTCGAACATGGTTAACGCTGTGCTTGTGCAAGTCGGGCCAGGATGGCATCCAACTCCATGCGCTTCAGTTCCTTCTCATGCTCCATGCGGCGCATCTCGCGCATCTGAGCGACACGGGAGTCGTTCTCGTCCTGATGAGCCGCCATGGTCTGGGAGATCATGTTTCCCAAGACATTGCCCTGCTGGGCAGAGCCCATCGCAGCGTGGTAAGCGCCTGAAGCGCCGTGGTTCATCATGGAATTTCCTGTGGCGAAGGGTGAGTTGCGGCGGGCGGCTTGCTGATCCGTGACGCGGTCCTGGATCATGCCTTGGGCGTTGGGGTTCTTGGACGGGTTGCGAGGTGGACGGCCCTGCATCGCGGCCAACTGAGCTTCCGAGAAAGCCTCCCGCTGAATGCGGTTCTCTTCCTCTTGCTCTTCTTCACTCAGCAGGAACGGCCCGTCTGGCATAGTGGTCTCCTAAGAGATCACTGTCCCTTTTGCCTAACTTCCCGCGAGCGATTGTGGGGCCATCAGACGGCCGATTGCGTGAACAGGTGTGCAGCGTCACCCGGGCGACAAATGGGGCTTTAGAACGCATGCCAGGAGCTTGTGGAGGAGCGACACGCGGGCGACATGGGGTAAAAAACGAGAAGCATCGGGTTTTGAAAAAAGTCGGGTGGGGAATTGACATGATTCCGACGACGATTTGGGGGGGGGCGGGGGGTAGGTGTCGCCATGTCTGCCCTGGCTGTAGAGTCGCCGGAAGTCTAGGCGTGCTATGGACTTAGGTTTCCACACTGCACCCTGTTCAATCCTTACGGTTTTGTAAGGTAGCCGAATTCGCGGGATTCTCGCCCCGGATCGGTGCGCGTGCATTGCCCGCTATTCGCCTGTTCACCGCTGTCATTCTGTACACTACCCGCCTCGCCCAACAAAAAACCCCTCCCCCCGGTTAGAGGGGAGGGGTCGATAGTGTACGCTGTGCCAGTGTACGCTAGTCCTACTGTACGCTGATCCAGTGTCGAACGCGGCCGATCTTCTCTGCGTCCGTGCTGGCGTCCATCCATCCCGCGTCCGTCCCCCTGCTCTCCGTGCCATCCCCTGCCGTGGCCGGGATGCCAGCCGTGGGCGTGGGCGTGGGCGTGAACGCTCCCCGGCGGGAATGCCCCTCCCCTGCCACGGCCGCGAGCATGGCATCCACGCTGCCATACCCTGCCTTCCCGGCGAGGATCAAGGCCTTCCTGTAGAGCGTGGGGGACGCTGTGAGCCTCTCCACGGCAATCGCCATAGCAGGGGGTGTCGTGGGCGTGCGATGGGCTGACCGCTCCCGCTCTGCCATCATCTCGCGGGTACGCTTGCGGTAGGACTGCCGCCGCAAGCCGGTCATGCCTTGCCAGCCAGTGAGCCGGAAGTAGCGGCGCGTGGCGTAGAGGGCGTGGGCATGATCCCCGGCTGCTACCTTGGGAAACCGTCCCTCCCGCCAGTGTAGGTACGCTGCGGCTGCTACCTCTTCGCACCGCTCTTTGCGCCCCGGCAATTCCGCCCGCGTGCGTGCCGTGGGGAGGATGTCCCGCTCCGCAGACCGCCGGAAGAAATCCAGCACTCCCCCATGGTATTCAGCCGGGAGGGTGGCGGGGTCGTAGGACTGACGCGGGAGGGGGCAAGATGCTCCGTCGTACATGGTGAACATATCTATACTCCTGAGGTTTTCCGGTTCCGTTGTGGGCCGGTTGTGGGATTGTATCGGCTGTCCGTGGCAGTGTCAACAAAAAAATTCCATCGGCGGCGAATTTTTTTCCGGCCATCTGTTATCTATATGGCGTGAACGTCATACGATCCAATGTAAGACGTTCACGCACGCGATTTTTCGTCGCGTGACGTTCGCACGGGCGGTCAGTGTATGACCGTCCAACCATGCGAGCAACACTGGCGGTCGCCCTGGATATGCGGTCAGGCGTGAAAAAATCTTTCCGGATTTTTTCGTGTCATCTGTTATATCTATGGCGTGACCGTCAAACGTCCCATGCCGAGGGGTAACGTATTACTTCCTGCGCATGCGGGCAGCCAATGGAGGTACGATGTACTGTGACATCAACTTCCCGACGAAGAAGGCTCTGAAGGCGGCTGTTGCCAGTGGGCAGGCTGTGACGATCTTCTCGCCGGGGCCGTTTCCCGTGGATTGTTCTACGGGCAAGCATTGTGTGGAGGGGCCGCACTATCCCAAGCCTCACTCCTGGTACGCCAGTGTGGTTGTGGATGATGGGCGGATCGTGTCGGTGAAGTGACGGGATTCGAACCCGGGCAGTGGCAGCCCTTACGGGTTATTCCGTGCCGCTGCCCGGGTTCGGTTGCCGTTGGTATACTTATGTATACGGCGTCCGAAAGCGTTCACGGAAAACTATAGCTCTGGCCGGTTTCCTTCGCTGGGCAAGAGTCCGGCGTGGAGTGATCACCCACAGCCCAGCGAACTGCCGCGTGGCATCCCGTCGAACAACGGGCAGCCGGTACGGCTAGAACGTATCCGTGAACGCCTTCGGTTGCCGTTTCTACGGTGTCCGAATAGCCCCCTCTGGGCAAAACGCATTCGACGGAGTGCGTAGTCAACGCGAGGAGAGCCGCCACCGCCCGTGCTAGCCGGCTTCTGTGGCCTGTAATCCAACCGTTCGCTCAGAGGGTGCTATTCGGCTGCCGTTCGGTAGCCATTCATGGAGGTGCGAGCAATGGGTTATTCCGTTGCCCGTATCGTCCAGCCGGGCAAGAGCAATACGAAGATCGCTCACGGTGAGCGCTTCGATGTCCGCTCCTGCACGGTTTCTCTTGCGGCCAGCGATTCCGCAGGGTTCAACGTCTGCCCCCGGGCTATGCCCCGGTCGCAGATCGACACCCTGCGTGCTGCTGGCAAGACCTGGGAGCAAGTCGCAGCGGTGGCTCACTCGCGTGGGCTGTCGATGTGCACTGCCTCCTGTGTCACCAACGAAGCAGGCAAGGGTGCTGCGGATTTCGTCCGCAACCCCCGCAAAAACCTGACTCGCTGGTATCAGGAGAATCGTGCAGAGTTCACCGCCCGTCTGCTGGACGAATTGCGGGCTGAGATTCGCAAGGCCAAGCCGGGCCAGATCGTGGCCTGCCGGCCGAATGTGGACAGCGATGTCCCGTGGGAACGGACAGTTCCCGAGTTGTTCGATCTGCCCGTCCAGTACTGGGACTACACCAAGGTCTCAACGCGGCTGGGCAAGACTCCGGCGAACTACCACCTGACCTATTCGGTCAATGATGGCACGCAGCCGGAAGACTGGCAGCGAGTGTACGACAGCGGCGCAAACATTGCCGTGGTGTTCGACACTCACTGGCAGCCAGGTGGCCATGAGAACGGCCGGAAATTCGGGCAGCTACCGACATGGTACACCGATCCCAATGGGTATCGGTGGCGCGTAGTCGATGGCGACAAGTCAGACTTCCGGTTCCTGGACGATGGGCCGGTGTGTGTGGGCCTGCGGCTGAAAGGGTTCTCCTTCGGTCGGTGGATGGCCCGTATGTCTGGATTCGCACAGCGTGTGCCCCGTGCGTTGCGGGGTGTGTTTTCAACTGTGCATCCCTCCAGGGCAGCGTGAGGTGTGCGATGAATGAGTTGATCTTTCAGAACGGATGCTATCGCGTGGAGCTACTGGTGCGCACTAACGGCACCATCTCCATCGGAACCATGTGCGATGTCGCTCGCGGGCCGCTGGGGCACTACGTCGCGGTGACTCCGGAGCAGGCGGTCAGTCTGGTTCGGCATCTGTGCGATCACGTTCCGGGTGTGGCGGAAACGGTCCTTGGAAAACTTACGGAGTTGTGACATGCAGAAAGAAACGACGCTAGTTCTACGGATCACTTGGGAATCCAACGAGGTAGATCGACCCGGTCGGTGGGATTGGCACACGCTGATCGATGTCGAACGCGGGCATGTGGAGATCGTCGCGGACAGCGACGACAAGTATCAGATCGACATCCTGACTGAAAACAAACTGTGAGGTGTGACATGGTGGCAATCACCAGCAAGTATCACGGGCCGACGAATACACGCGGCTCATGTGTTCGGGCTACGGCCAACGGCCATATGGTCACAGTGCCATGGGCTAGCGAGCTAGACAGCGAAGCCAACCATCGGGAGGCGTGCAAGCGGCTCTGCGACAAGTTGGGCTGGGATGCGGATCGGTTCTTCGGTGGTGCGATGGACGATGGGAGATGGGCATGGGTGCCCGTCTTCCCGTACGAATGGGAGCAGCGACAAAAGGAGGAGACACATGCCAACAGTTGAACAGTCGGTACACATGACCACCGTATCCAAGGAGGTGGCGGAAGCGTACGCGGATTGCTGGGACTATCACCCAAAAGTATCCGCACCATACATCGATGTCCCTGCCTGGGAGGCGATGGAACAGCGGCGAAATCTGGAGTTCTTCGCGTCCCGCTGGCTGCCCCGGGACGACGCCCAGTGGATCATGGAACAGTGGGTGAAGGGCTACAACAACTTTGCCCCGAGCGTGATCGGCATGTTTCCCGAGGCGGCGCTGCTTCGCATAGCCCGAGAGGGCAGCCCCTGCCTGTATGTGAAGTTGCCATATGGGTGCAAGGCGAAACTTCCGACTGCCAAGCGGGTGCTGGCGGATGAGCGAGACGAGGTGTTCCTGCAATCGTCTCGGTGTGTTCGGTACTGGTGGGACTAAGGAGGTGCGGAATGCAATGCCCCGTCTGTGATTGTTGCGAGGTGTCGTTTGCCGGTGTTCTCGGTGACGTAGGTCATGCGAGATGCCGGGATTGTGGGATTGTTTACACGTTTACACCGGAGGAATGCGATGCAACCGTGGATTGCGAAACGACTTAGCGAGGCCAGCCACCAACTGGAACTAGAGGATGACTACAGCGGGCGCGGGATGATGGGCTCCGGAACCAGCGCCGTCGTTGGTCCTCTCGGCTCGTTCGTTTTTGCTGTAGCCCAGGTTGCGCTTGGATTGGAGTACGAAAGCGAGCAGGGCGAATTCAATGTCGCCCTCTTGTCCCTCCGTACCGACAGCATGGGCAAGGAGACGGTTTTCTACTAGGCCACAAGGAGGTGTGCTATGTGGGCAGTACGGACACGGAAGAGGATTGTGGCGACGTTTGATGAGCGATGGGAGGCGGAGGAATGGATGCGGACTTGGCGTTCGCTCCATGGACATAAGTGTTTCCTAGTGAGAACGGAGAATTGAGATGGCAAAAAAGCCTGTGACAAAGACTGATGCGGATCATGTGGTGATTGCTGTGCGGGTGCGTGGGCTGGATCGTACGGTGTCGCTGTTCGGGCCGTTGACTAAGGCCAAGGCGCATGTGTTTGCCACCCACCACCAGCAATATGAGGGTGATGAGTGCTGCGTTGAGATGCTGATGACCCCGTGCGAACACAACCAGTGGATTTTTGAGGGTGTTTCCTGAAAGGAGAATTGAGATGCCCAGACTGACTGACAGCAACAGCGGGCCGGTTGATTTCTGCCGCGATTGCTTCCCCTGCGAGGGCGATGCGGCGGAGCGGTATCAGTTTGCGGTGCAACCCAACGCGAACGATGGCCGTGGCGATTGCTTTGAGTACGAGTGTGATCACCCCGACTACGAGTGCGATGATTACACATGCCACATGTGTGGCTGTGAACTTACCCGGAGGGACAACTGATGAGCTTTCGACCGATGGTGAAGGTGGGCAATGAGTGGGCTGGCAATGGCATTCGGTTTGCCACCCGTGAAGAGGCTGCGTCTTCCGCCCGTGATCTGTACGGACGGTGGACGCTGTGTGTGGATCACCGGGCAGATGAGTCCGATGATCCGGTAAACTATGCGTGGGATCCGTCCCGTGGCAATGTGCGATTGGAGGTGGTCAATGCCAAAGGCTCGTAGAAAGCGTGTGCGGATTGAACTGACAGGCGAGCAGGCCGATGAGCTTGTGGAAACTCTGCAAGGGAGGATCGACGACTTGGATGATGTCATCCGGCAGGAAAGCCCAGACGATGCGGCGGACTGGAAGCACATTCAGTCCGTCCTGTCCGACATCCTTCACCTACTGGAGATTGCGTGATGCCAACCAATGCAGAGCGTGCGGCGTGGGCATTGGAAGCCTGCGAGACATTTGCAGATGCCACCGGACTGAGCGTAGAAGACGAGTTGCCGACAGTGATCGGTGACCTCATCGCCAACCTCCTACACTTGGCTGACCAGGGGGGGATGTGCGCCGAGTCGATGCTGGGCACAGCCCGCATGCACTTTGAGGCAGAACTAGAAGAGGAGATTGCGTGATGAAAACGATGCGTGATCTGCGGGAATGGGTCAACGAGCGAGATGATCGCGGGTATCTCCTGCCCGATGAGTTCGTAGTGGGCGTGACCTATACTGCGATCTATGCTCGCAGGCGCGACTGCTTAGTGGGTTGGTCTGGTTTTGAAACAACTAGCGACGAGGAGGATGAGTGATGCCAAAGGTTGAGACAACTGAGACTCACAAGCCGGGCAAGGCCACGCTCTACCGCGTTTGCGTGTGCCGGTACGAGGACGGCGGGAGGCAGGTGACGATGCAGCGTGAGTTCAGCGGACTGCGCAACAAGAAGAAGGCCGACGAGTACGCCGCTTGGCTTGCGCATCTGGTGATGATTGAGTCTGCAACTAAAGCCCAACGCGGGCGAGTCTATGACGCCAGAACGGCGCGCAAGTAATGGGCATCAGTGCCGATTGCCATTGCCGAAAGTGCGGCGTTGAACTGAGTGTCGATGAGTACGGGAACGACGAGTGCGATGTCTGCGTTGCTGGCCGTGAGCCGTGGTGGTGCGAGGACTTTTACTGCGAGGAGGATGAGTGATGTTCTATTGGGACGAGGATCGTTACCCCATTGGCGGAGGCGAGCAGCCTACCCGGTGGGGAGTTGTAATGCTGGATGACACGTATCATCTGGAGCCCGTGTACAAGCTGGCTATCTATGAGATGCGTGAGATTCCTGGCGTTGGCAAGAAGCCGGTTGTCATGCTCGTTTGCCGTGGGTTCTGCGAGTCTGGCATCACGCCTGACGCTGCCGTTGAACGGGCGCGGCAGTACCGGCGGGAGGAGTTCTTCGCAGACGGCGGCGTGGAGTTTCGATGGGTTGGTGTGCTGCGTTGGTCGAATCCGAATCGGCCCGTGAAGAAAGGGGGGGAGTGATGCGGACTCAGAAGGTTGGAGCCTTGGAGGTGGGCGACAAGATTCGATTCAACGAAGAGGACTATGTGGTTTCGGGCGTGGACTGGCTGGCTCGCCATGACTGCGCCGTCTACGTTTGCAACGAACAGGCCACCGACTGGAGGCTTCCGCTGCAAGCCGGAGACAAGGTGGAAGTTATCAGTTATGGCAAGGAGCGTGCGTGATGAAGACATACACCGTAACGCTCTCCGGTCTGGAGCGTGAGGACGGCGAGAAGCCATACGACTACGTTGTCCTGGCCTATCACGCATCCCAAGCCGTGGAGCAAGCGATGGATGCCCACATGCAAGGCCGCTGCCTGCAAGACGAGGAACACATCTGGGTGGAGCGATGCCGCCCAGGGTTGCATGAGAATGGATTCTTCAATGACCTGAGAACGGAGATTGCGTGATGACATTTGAAGACTGGCGAGCGACACGGCATCAGGCCACGCAAGGTCTGGAGCATGACATTCTGGAAGACCACTTCGGCTATGTGCCAGACAACGTGCAGTCGGTGTGGGTCTATGAGGTGGGCGTGCTGGCCGGGCTGAATGACGGCCAGTACTACACGCACATCGGACGGTCGGAATACACGGGCACGCTAGACGATATTGAGCGTCGGCTGTGGGAAGATCACGCGAAACAGGGGGTGGGGGAATGAGGGTGCTGGACCTGTACTGCGGGGCAGGGATGGCGGCGGATGGGTACTACGATGCGGGGTTCGATGTGGTCGGCTGGGATGTGCGGTTCCAGCCCAACTACCCTTTCCAATTCCACATGGATAGCGCGTTGGATGTCCTAGAAAACCGCGAGTATCTGCGGGAGTTTGATCTGATTCACGCATCCCCTCCCTGCCAAGCACACACGCGGGCCAAGCATCTGCGGGATGCGCAAGGCGGTAAGTGCAAGTACGGCGATCTGCTTACCCCCACCCTGGAACTGCTGCGAGATTGCGGTGTGCCGTGGGTAGTTGAGAATGTGGTTGGCGCACCAGGGATGGATGGTGCAGTGGTCGAATGCGGTTCTGCGTACGGCCTGAAGGTTCGCAGGCACCGTCTGTTCCTGGCGTCTTTCCCGTTAGTTGGCCCTGGTTGCAAGCACAAAGAGCAGGGCAAGCCCATCGGCGTGTACCACGTTATGGGCGACACATGCAAGGGTGTGTGCAAGAAGACTGGCAAGCTGGTGATCGGAGGATCAACAGCCAAGACCGTGGAGGAGGGGCGCGCCGCGATGGGCGTGACCCGCAAGATCTCATGGAACGAACTGAAGGAGGGCTTCCCGCCTGCGTACACTCGCCACGTTGGCGAGCAGGCGATGGCCTATCTGTTGCAGAAGGAGGTAGCGTGATGGCACATACACCTGGACCGTGGACGATTGAGTATGAGACAGAGGGAGGCGAGCCCTATGACGATGGGGTGCGGATCGACTCTCTGGAGGGGCCGGTTGCATTCAACGTCATCGACTGTTCGGCACACCTCATCGCCGCTGCACCGGAGTTGCTGGATGCACTGAAGCGGTGCGTTCAGTGGCTTTCTGATTTGGATAACGACATCTGCGAGAAGGCAGAGTTGCTGAACGCAATGGACGCAATCGCCAAGGCGGAGGGAGTAACCATGGAGGGAACGAATGGCAAGGAGCGATCATTGGACTGACGATCTGGTAGACAAGGCCATCCGCCTGCTTGTGCTGGCGGAGGCTGCTGTGAAGGACGCCGAGCCTGACCTGTACCAACAGATCAGGCTTTTTCTTTTGGAGGAAGCATGATCCAGGAGTTCGACGGGACCACCGAGCAGTTCGCCCGCATCGTACGGGAGATGTTTCCAAACTGTCGGATATGCGAGGACGATGAGGGGCAGCTTGTCATCTACACCGGAGCCGCTATGCAAATGGGCGGTGAGGTTGTATCATGGTTGCCTGATGATGAGGATGTGTACCAATCTTGGTACGATAGAAACCCGGAGGTGATGTGATGAGTGAACGAACAAGCCTTGGACTGTCGGCCGATGCTGTTGTCGCGGTGCGAAAGCGGCGGCTGGGTACGCTGCCCTTTGCCTTGGCTTTGCGATGCTGCGATATCGGAGAAGCCCAAAGCAATATGGGCACCGTGTACCTGACAACGTGGGGTCTGAATCTTTCCGCCACCGATCAGGAGTGGTTCGTACGCGAGACGCAGTTCCACCCTATCTGGATGGGCGCCGATGACGGTAGCTGTGAATTGATACTCGGCACCACTCGCGGCGGAGGTGCCATGATTGATTGGGTTATGGATGGGTTGCGGCTTGGAGAAAACCCTGCATGGGAGGAGATAATCGATGGCTAAGAAACGTGAAGGGAAAACCACCGCAGAGGCGTTCATTGCTGCCGTCATGCGGCATCGTGACGGGACGATCCAGAACATTGCCGATGAGCTGGGTGTCACCCAGCAGGCCGTGAGCAAGCGACTGCGGGAGTACAAGGAACGGGGGGTCACGGGGCTCCCCGTATTCAACGGCCGGGTGGTGGATGTGGATGACGTTCAGAAGATGGTCAATAAACACAGGGGGAAGTGATGGCATTCGGAAAGCATCGTAAGATTTGCTTCGACTACGAGCCCGGGCATAAGTACCCGTACGTTTGTTCTGCGTGGTGCGAGGTGGGAGGAATGAATGTTGGGGATCGGTTCACGGAGGAGGTGGCCTTCATCCTGATTGAGTCATGCCGCGAGGACGGAATCACCGTGGAAGTGGAGGAGGTGAAGAGTGTCGCGCGATAACCCAAAGACCTGGGAGTACCGTGGCCGGGTGATTGAGGAGTGGTTTGAAAGCTGGGCTGACCGGGCTCCGGAGATATTCCTGAAGCACCGGACGGGCTACGTCATACGTGCCCACAACTATACGGATGCCAACGAACTGATGGCACCAGGGAGGTGGCGCACGCTGCGTGAGGCGAAGCGCGGGGTCGATGAACTCTTAGAGGAGGGGGTGTGGTAGTGACAGATATCGAAGTGATCCAGTGGTTCTTTGACTTGGAGAAGGTGTCGCAGGGTTTCAACTGGCCGGTCAATGCTGCCGGTCTTGCTCATACCAAGCGATGCCTGGATTCCTTGGTTGCTGGCAAGGCTCACGCTGCCGATGTGCTTGCGGCATACAGGGAGTTCGCCGGCACCATCGGGCCGTCAGGCATGAACCTTCTCCTGCAATCCGATGATGCGTTTCCAGAGGTCAATCATTCCGGCAAGCCCACGCCACCCGCTCCCGGTGCGGTGGTGTTGTACGTTGCGCCGGACGGCAAGTGTGTGGTGGCCACGCCGACCAACGTGTGGGGGGCGGCACCTGAGTTGTCTGTTCGATAAGGAGTCTACATGTACAAGGATGTACTGATTCTCATGCATGTCATGGCGACCTGCATCCTCTTGCTGCTTGCGGTGCAGCTAAAGGAGATCCTGATCCGTATACTATTGGAGGTCCGATGAGCGAGATGGCTGACTTCTGTGTTGGTTCCCTGGTTGTCCTTGCCTTCCTCTGGTGGAGTTCCCTTGCATGAAACTGTATCTCTATGGCCGTGTCTCAACGGATGATCAGCAGACATCGGCCGATGCTCAGTCGGTCAGGCTGCGTGAGTTCGCTGAGAAGTCTGGCCTGGAGATGGGCGGGGTGTTCGTGGATGAGGATGTCTCCGGCAAGATCCCCCTCCAAGAGCGACCCAAGGGGAAGGAACTGTGGAATCTCATCCAGCCTGGGGATGCCATCGCATTCACCAAGGTAGATCGTTGCTTCAGATCCTTGGTAGATGCTGCCTCAACCTTGGAGAAGTGGAAGCTCATGGGCATCCGGGTCCATATCCTGGACTTAGGGATCGATGTGAACACGCCGGCCGGAGAGTTGTTCTTCTCCCAACTGGCAGCGTTCGCACAGTTTGAGCGGGCCATGATCGGACTGCGTGTGCGTGAGGCCCAGGCCCACAAACGCCGCACCGGCAAGCCATACAACAAGACCCGCCCTATCGGATGGCGCAGGCAGGGCGACTGCTATGTGCCCCTGCATTCCGAGCGGAAGCTGGCAGAGAGAGTCATCGCTTACCGCGACCGTGGCGAGTCGCTGCCCCGGATTGCTTTGCGTCTGTGCAAGGAGAACATCCGGAGCGCTGACGGCTCTTGGCTTCGCCCCTCCGAAGTACGGCGGCTGGAGATCGCGGGGCGAGCCGGATATCCAAGGATTGCGAGACGGTCCTTGCAAGCCTCTGTGCGGACATGCTCGCCACCCGGATCGGGATCTGATGCTCTTCCGACAGAGACCTGAGTGTCATGCCGTGCATAAAGCGGTTGAACGCCATCTCCTGATCGTCCTCTGGCAACTCTTCAATCGCCAGCCGCAGATGATCTAGCTCGTCGTATTCCGGCATGCGATCAGCAGCGTCAGCCAAGGAGATGCGGTTCTCTCTTGGCGTGCGGGTCGCCTTCTTAATGAACTTCAGCATCCCATTGAGGATGGCCCGAGCGAAGTAGGCTTTCGGATACGGGAGTCTCTTGGGATCGTACGTCCGTGCGGCCTTCGACAAGGCGAGGAACCCCTCCCCCTCCAGGTCGTCAACGTACAGAGAACGCTGCCATTGCGGGCGGTTCTGGACGAAGTACCTCGCCAACATGTGGACGAGGTCCAGGTAATCAGTGACTAGGCGCTGCTTTGTCTTTGAGAGTTTTGATCTCTTGCTCATGTACTTCCAGCCGAGCCTCATGGTCGGCTAGTGTTTCTTTCAGTTCTTCAAACATCTCAGGCATGCGTTGCACCGTGTCGGCAATCACCGCAACTTTTGCGTGGATTGAAAACGCCCACGGAATCACGGCCGCACAAGCCGAGATCACAAGCATCCAGAATTCTGCGTCAACGCTCATGTCATCCCCATTAAAACCATGCCCGCGTACGGATGAAGCTGGCCTTCCAGCACATGCAGTCTGATGATCTCCATCGCATCGGGGAATTCGTCATCGGGGAACTGATAAATGTGTGTCTCGCCGTTGTATTTCACGATGAGCCGAGTGAACTGGACGCCTCGCTCTTCAGCCTGCGAATCTCGCCAGCGTTTCTTTTGGATATCCATTTGATAATCCAGTGAGAGATCAGGTTCGCGAGCAGGGGGAGAACGAGGAGCAGGAACACCGACCCGCACTCTGGGTTGCGCTTGCGGTATTCTGTGCGGATGCGAGAGCGATACTCCGTAAGCGATGCCGTCTCATCCCAGACGACGATAGCCACCAGAGCCACATCCGTGGCGCGGCTACTGAGTCTTCCCGTCTTGGTGTATCGGACTGCTTCATCTGCTACTTCTTGGGCGCGCACTTGCCGTCCTCACATCCTGCCTGCTTGCACTTGCATGTGTCTGGACATGGACACTTCGTCTTGTGTCCATCGCCATGCGTGATGACGCCGTTCTTGCACTGGCCGCAACATTCCTTCACCACCACCGGCGCCTTCTGTGTGGCGATCACGTACGCTGCCTCCGCCGCGACCGGCCCGGTGTAGTCGGGTGTGCCCCAGAACGACGCGAGGATAAGGAATAACTTACTCATTGCGGAGGAGTCCTATGGCACCGAAGTCGGGCAGCTTCTGGGGTGGGTAGCCCTGCACATCCGAATACAGCCAGCAATCCTCTGAGTCGATGCACACCTGGAAGTCTTCGTCCTTCACCACGATCATGCCTGGAACCCAAGGCGGATAGTCTGCCGGCCATTCCTTGGGGCGCTGGTTCCACTGCCCCCACTCCTGCATGAGGAACCAGACGCGGAAGGGCCAGAACGATTTCGTATCGTCATAGCCACCGATTGCCATGTCGTGGTTCCAGCCTGGGGAGATGCGGTTGTAGTAGTGCTGGCTGTTCGGTTCGGCTGCCCACGCTGCGTACTGACCCGAGTGTGCGGCGTACCCGTTGATCATCGCGTCCATGAGGTCTGCCTGCGACCGGACTACGGTGATGGTGCCGACGTTGTGTTTTTTGCATTCCTCTTTGATCTCACTTGGAATTTGGGACGAGCCCCAGCGAATTCCGAGTTCGCAATACTTCGACAGGTCGTAGGCTCCTACCTTCTCCCTTGGCAGGAACCCGTAATCGCGTTCGTACCTGGACGCCACGGCCGGGCTCATGCCCTGACCACCATGGCCACGCGCCCCGTACGTTGGCTCCAATGCGCCCTTCTTGTAGAAGTCCAGCGGATGTCCGTTCGCAAGAATCGCTGCTGCCCTCGTCATGTCCCTCGCATTGCGAGAACCATGGGCTACGCAATCTCCCGTGATTTGCCGCTCGCTGAATGCAGTCGGGTCTAGGGTTGTGAGGTAACCGAAGAGCAACGCACGCTTCCCCTCACCCATGCCACGGATGTTGGGCTCATTGAAGTACTGGTACTTCTGCGTCTCCAGGAACTCAATGCGGCCACGCGGGTCAGCGAAGTACCCGGGCAGCCCGCCATTCTGGTAGGCGTTGAGGATTTCGTACGGCGTCTCAAAGTCTTCAGCCACCAGCTTGCCTCGCGATCTCTAGGCAAGCCTTCTCTAAGTTCTTCCACACTGGCTGGCCCTGCGACTCTGCCGTGAGGGAGAGGTTGTCCAGCGAGTTCGACTCGGCAAGGACTTCCTCCACTGCCTTGTCCAATCCCTGGTACTTACCAACGAGAGAGGATCCGCCCACGGCCAGTCGGAGGGTGTTGCTGTGGACAACACGCCAGATCGAAGTGGACGCGATCTGTTTGCCCTGGTCCCTAGCGGTCACATCGGCAAGCGCGCGGTAGATGCCGGCGACCTTGGCCCGGTCTGAGGAGGAGGCAGACGCAAGGGCCGTTGTGACGGGACCAGTCTCTACGACCGGCCGTGGGGGTAAGAACGTATACGCGACGAACAACGCAGCAAAAACAAGCGGGAGGTGTTTCATCATTCCACCCCCAGCAGAACACGCAGGAGAGCATTGCACGCCTGCGTAACCTTCGGATCGGCGTACGACTCCCGGATCCGGACTACCTGTTCAATGGGGTCCAGGAGTTGCGGCTTTGCGGGGATGATTGCTTTGAATGATGGGAGGTAATACCACGCCGTCACCCCAAGGAATGCGACGATGGCAAGGATCTGATAGGTGGTCACAGGATTTTGGCTCCGGGGATCCAGATGGTCACGCCATCCTTCGATGAACGGACTTCGTAGTTCAGTAGTTTGTGGGGATCCAAGAGACCCCAGCCGTAGATGTCGTCGCGCCCCTGCTCACCAACATCGCGGCAGGAGTAGGACAAGGCGGAGGTGGCAGAGTGGCAGTCCACCTTCATGCCTTCTCTCTTACAGGAAGAGACATACAAGGCGAGGACGCCAGCGACGAACGGCGCGGCCATGCTCGTCCCCGAGATCGTGGCGTATCCGTCAGCCAGCCAAGTGGATGTGATGTCCTGGCCCGGCGCAGCGACTGCGACTTCCTTCCCACGGGAGGAGAACTCACAGGCGTTGCCATTCCTGTCCACCGCACCCACCGCAATGGTCTCTTGGAAAGCGGCAGGGTAATCCACTGCGCCACCGTCGTTGCCAGCAGCGCAGACGACCACGATCCCATTGGAGTGCGCCGCTTTGATCGCGGCGTGCAACTGGGCATCCGGCCGGGACGAGCCAAGGGACATGCAGATTATGTCCACCTTGGCTTCCGTGGCGTACGTCACCGCCTGGGCCACGGACTCATTCGATCCCATGCCAGAGTGGCCAAGGACTTTCAGTGAGAGAAGCGCACAGCCTGGAGCGATCCCCTTTGCTGGGCCTTTCCTTGCACCAATGATCCCGGCGACATGCGTTCCATGTCCCACGGTATCGTGCTGGTCCGAATCACTGGAGAAGTTGCGGTGGTCCTTCACCTCCAGCGCGTAGTGCGGGGCTATTCCAGTGTCTACGACTGCGACCGTGACGCCGTCTCCTTGGGTGCCCTTCCATAGGGAAGGAATGCCGTAGGCGTGAAGGCCCCAGTCTACCCCTTCGGAGAGCGGCGTCGGATTGAATGTAACTCTGTACGGAGGGAGGTGGACGTAGCTCACTTCCGCACAAGGGCTTCCAAGATGGCGATGATGATCGGCAGGATCGTGTCGATCAACAACTTGTAGTCAATGCCCATGGCCTGGACTTCCGCACCACAAGCAAGAACTGAAACGTCATGGTTTTCGTAGGTGTCCAGGGCGTCAACGTCCCAGGTCAGGAGCTTGGGCACCACGGCCTCCGCTTCCAGGATGGGGATCAACAGCCGTGCGATCTTGTCCACGATCTCCCACTGGTCGGAGTACTTGGCGTCCTTACGGAAACCCTTGGAGACATCCACAATCTGGAGCAACACGTTCTTATGCTTCAGCAACCACTGCAACACTTTGAGATTCATTTCCGCTCCTGGTGGTTAAGGCACGCCAATGCCACCACGGCATGGCCGGCGATATCAATCAACGTCTCTTTAAGTAAGTGTCCGTCGTGCTGGGCTTCTCCCCGCAGACGCCGGCACTTTTCCCCGATCCTGGCAAGCTGATAACGCCAGGGTTCGATGCCGTCCCGAGCCACCCCAAGGGCGTTGGAAAGTGGGCCATCGTCGGGGTTTCCGTAGTACCCGCTCTTCCGGAGCATGAGCCGGTGGATCGTGTCGGTGACTTCCTTGTAGGGATCGTCACCACTCCATTCCCCGGCTGGCTTTGACAATCCTCCCGTACTCTGCCCAGAAGGTTTGGTGGTGGTCCGTGTCTTCATCGTTGTCCTCCGTGTCTAGGAGATGGGCACACCGCGCGTGGGCCCACTCCTCACAAAACGTATCGATCATTTCTCCGTGGTTCAGGGTGTCCACAACCCCGATGCAACCACGTTCGCAGTCATCATCCATGGTGAAATACCCGAGCATTCCGCCATCATCCGTCACCATCTGGTCCCGTTTCCGCATGTACACCCTCACCGGAAACAGGACTGGAAAGCGATCCTCCGCCCAGCGTTTGAGCTTTCGCAGCAATTTCCTTCGCCAATCCTGGGACATCGTCCAACCTCACTATGGCCAGCCATGGCTTGCCGTTGCGGCGGGTCAGGACGAGTGGGATTTTCCCACCACAGTCCCGCACCGCCTGATCCATCCACACGTAGGGGTTGCCGCGTTCCACACGCTTCACCTCTAAATGGATGTCCCCGCAATCGTGAACGATGTCCGGAGAATCCGTTCCGCCCGCAAATTGCTGGCCCCTGCGAGCCTGACAGCCGGTGACCCGAGCCCATTCCTGGGCCCCTTCCCTCTCACCGCGACAGCCCTTGGCCCGTCCGTTGGTCATGCTTGGATCCTCGCGAGCCGGCCATGGTCATCCCGGGAGGTGACCAGCCTTAGGGCGGGGAACTGTTCATGGATTAGCTGGACAACCTCAGTCTCGCGGCGCTTGTCCAGAACCTTCTCGTTCTTAGCGACCCACAGGCCGACCTCGCCCGAGAACTTAAAGTCCCGGGCGTCACCCAAGGTGTCCCAGTAACAGTCGATGCGGTGGACCATGGTCCGGACGTTGCAGCCAGCTTCCATCACTCAGGCTCCACGGAACGAAGGAGACTCTCTAGCAATTCGGCGTAGTGGTTCGGGCGTTCGGAGGCGAAGCCGTTCTCCAGGAGGAACCCGGTCAATGTTTCCCCGGAGGAAATATCTTGGAGATCGCCAAGCAGCCGGCCGTACGGATCCCGGAACCAGTCGGAGGTGAGGAGCCGGAACCGACCGCCCTCTTGGTGGACCTCGCACCAGTCAACGATTGCCTGCTTGGCCTCGTCATTGCAGTACACACCCTCCAGCACCATGTACTGGGTGATCATGGACTGCACCTGTGGTACTGCGGAGCGAATCATCACTGTGTCTGGCCTAGTAACTCTGACCACTATGGCTTCCGTGCCGACCATCCCTGGACGTTCCTTAGTCTTTCTTCTTTGTAAGCATCTGGCAGTTCTTTCGGTTCGTACCCGAGATGCTGCTTGTGTTTAAGTGACGCGAGGAATGCCGGATCGTAATTGTCGGGATCGCATTCCTGCTTCACGCCCAGCAGTATACCTTTGTCTAGGTCGTGAAGTCCAGTCAAAAAAGATCCCGAATGTAAAACCGTGTGGCAGTTCTGACAGAGTCTGACATATTGCCGGATGTCGTGCTTGCGTCCTGCTCCGCCGACTAGGTGGTGAACCTCCAGTCGCCTGCGGCCGTCACTTTCTGGCCACCAGCAGACTCCGCAGCACCTGTGTTCCTGAACCCACTCTATGAGTTCAGCTTGCTCTTGCTTGTTCACGTTCTATGTCCCGGCGCAGGTATTCGACGCAAAGCTGGAGGCGTGCCAGCGCAGCCTCAGAGTTGCCAGCGCAGGCCAAGTTGCACGCATGGCAAATCACGCCACGGACATGGCCGAGTTCGTGGCAATGGTCAAATTTTTGGGAGTGGGCAGATTCAAACGGCGCACCACATGATTGACACACGGGCACTGCTGCAAACAAACCGACTTCTTCTGTTGTCAATCCGTACCTGCGCCGTCGCGTTGAAATCGACTTGTGCAAACTGTAGTGTGGGTTACGCGCACGGTACTCGCGATCTTTCCGAAGTTTGCATTCCTTGCAATAGTGTTCTAAACCATCTTTTTTACTGGCGTTCTTGTGAAACGCACTGAGCGGCAATTCCCGGCCGCACCCAATCTTTCCGCCGCAGACCTTTGTAGCTTCAGCGTACATCCTCCATGCCTTACTACCCGTCGTGCGGCACAGTGTACGGCGGTACACACCGCAAGTAAATCACACAGTTAAACGGTGGTGGGAGGTAGGCAGGCGACTCCGGCCGAAGCCGGAGACGGCTGCGTTAAACGGCGGAGCCGAGTAAGGCAGACGGGTAGTGCATAGTTGTTGACGGGGTCCGCTACCTTTCATCCTCTGCCCCGTGCGGCGGGTCCGAGACCTTGCATCCAGGGCTGGAGTCGTCAGCGTGCCCTGCTGTCCGCAAAACCAATGGTTGACCTGTATCCCAGGCCGGGCCATTGGTGGTGCCAATCACTCGCCTACCCCATGGGGCGGCTTCGGCTGATGGCGTTTGGCCGGAACTCCGGCGCCGTTCGACAATCGGGGTCTACTTAAACTCGCGGGTGAACATCGTTCTCCAGCCTGGAATGCGGAGTTTGCATCGCTCCTCGTTCCACCGGCAGAACTCTGTCAGATCCCGTGAGTTGTATTGGGGGAGCGCCTTCGCCATAGTCCAGAGATGCCACGCATAGGTGGCCATCTCGGCGCAGTAGCGGTCGCTTTCCTGGCGTGTTGCCAGCTTCAGTTCGCCCCGGGTAATTGACCCGGAGGTGTACGCTGCCCACTCATCCAGAAGCATGAGCGGCTGGACAGCCCAGTACTCCGTCGCGCCCTGCTTGCGGTAGGTTTCGTAGATCGATCCCCGTTCTTCCTTCGGGATCGCGGCAAAGACATCGGCCGTCAGGAGCGGAGGCGTGGGAATAAAGACCCGTATACCATTTCCGATATACACCCCGTGGAACCCGGGCTTCCCACGGCACAGGAAATGATTGCCCTCATGGGCGTAGGTGACGAGGTCGGCGTCCTTGGCGTCCGTGTTTACCGGAAGCCGTGCCGCGATGTCGGTCAGCGTCCATGTGAATGCGGCCGGCGGAGCAGACACAACCGGGGCGTACTCCACCTCGGCCGCACCAGCCGCAAGCTCAAAGATCAGCATCCATGCCAACATCGTCGCATCCTAGCAAGTCAGGGTGGCGTTTGTCCCACCATCTCACATGTCCCTACCAGTAAATGGCTTCGGATGAGGAATGTCGTACATCTCGTTGCCCATCACCCGTATTTCGGCTGAATCTACGTGTATCACGTTCCCGGTATCGAACAGGTGAATCACCCATACCGAGTTCACGCTGGGACCGTAGTCAATCAGGAACAGGGCATGGCCCTCCCCGAGTGGCGTCGTGACCCAGATATGGGGATTCAACTGGAGGATCATTTGGCAAGTATCCAGAGCCCAACGTTGCTGAAGGAATAGCCCGCATATACGACCCCCATAGCGTTATTCCCGTGAGCAAACTGCTCAATGGACACGCACAGGTAAATGACTCCGGTCACAATGATCAGCGTTCCGCTCATGGTTCCCCCATGGTTAGGTTGTAAAGCAACATGGCACAGGCAAATACCATGGCAATGAACCACTGCATCGGGTCTATCACGGCCACCTCGGATAGATGAGAACACCGCCAGTCATGGATCCGGTGTGGATCTCAATAGCCGATGCACGCGGGAATTCCTTGGCAAGCTGATCGGCCGTATCGATCAGGCTCTGGCTGTCGATCTGCGCCTTGTGGGCGTGGACCCAGTTGTTGATATCGGCGTAGTCCGACTCCTCGGACGGGCCCTGCTTATCGCGGTCCATCCACACCCGGATGTTCCGGCCAAGCGTCCGGAACTTCAGAATGTTTTCGTAGACCTTAGTCTTTCCCGTGAACCACATCATCGTCGCCTCCTTGCAGTTGAGCCTCCAGTTCCTTCACACGCTCACGCAGCGTGAGAATCTCGTTCCCGGCGGCTTCCGCCACCGTGTCAATACCCTTGCCGCTGTAGGCAAGGTCCAACAGTTTCTGTGCGATGTCCATCACGCTTCACCCCATGTGCTTTCTAGTTTTCGCCTTAGTCTTTCCATCGCGGCCTCCAGCATCCGGATGCGTTTTCGCAATGTATCGTTCTCTCTCCTCAACCTCTCCTCCTCCTCGGACGAAGAGACTTGTGTCTCCATCTACGAACTCCAGGAACTCTTGTGGGTACAGGTACTTTTCCAATTCATCTGCGTGGCGAAGATGTTCCTTGGGGGCGACGAGCATCCCCATGTCATGGCCACGGGTATTGTCTTTGACAGTCTTCTCTTCCCATGAATCATCCCGGTCTAGCGGCGTGATCCACACCCACTTGCCTGTCACTGAAGACAGGAACACATAGGCAAAGGGATGGATGAACTCCCTGCCCAGGCCGCGCGTGTCATCAACAAACACGGTCGGGTACGGGAAATCTTCCGGAGACGTAAACTTCAGACTCCGTTCTTTAATCTCCACGGACAGGAGGACTGCTGCATCAGGAGTGCCACAGTGGTCAGCGACCTTGCTGTGGTTCGTGAGCAGGAGCTTCTTGCCGTGAGCCGCCGACCGGCCGGAGACGCGCTGGGCATCCACCCAGGCGCGCTCCGCACGGTGACCGGAATTAAGAGCCGCTCGGAATTGCCGCATAGTTCCAACCAGTCCATTGGTATGATCGAATGTCAACCCGCTCTGGCGAGACGTTCGCTAGGCGGTCCTCACGCTGCCTGATCTCCTTGGCCATCGCGAGAATCTCTTCGGGACTTGGGTCACCGGGCTGGTAACCGTCGTCCACAAACTCCATCCAGTCGGGGATAAACTCTTCCTTGCGAAGAGCGTCGGCTGTTCGCCGGACGGAGCGGGCCCAGTTGAGGGGCTCGCCAAACCAATCCGCGATGTCCTCGTCGGTAACGTCAGGCACCCGCATGGCGACCAGAGCCAGACGCTCCCGAGACGGCACCTTCCCGCAGTGCCGCAGGATTCGGAGGACGCCAACAGTTGCGCTCTTTCCCAAGCCCAGGCTCTTGCCCACCATCATCGGCGGCTCGCGGTTTACTATCACCCGGTGATACAACTGCCCGGCGAAAAGGAGCGGACAGTAAACTGCAAAGTCTTCGCCAAAAATTGGGGCGTACATGTCCCTCTTTCTCATTCTTCTCCTCCTTGGTAAACGTCTCTGGGAAAACATGCGGGATGTCAAACACCTCCCGCACCACAGAATCAACTAAGTCTTGCTCGCTCACGGCGTTCTCTCTCCTTACGAAACAGGTTCTTTACCCAGCCTTCCCGCAGGTCACGGCAGGCCCAGTGGATGTAGCCATTCGTTAGCTCCGACATCTTCATGCCGGCGTACTTGCCCTTCAGAGGGTTGAAGTAAGTGCCGACGCACCGCGAACCGGCGCCAATGTCAAACTCTCGGCGGCGAATACTTCCAGACGCCTGCCCCCTAGTGGCGGCGCGGCGGGCTTCGATCTCCATCGCCAACTTCCGCTTGGCCTCTTCCTCCGCCCGCAGGGCAGCAAGCTCCGCCTCCGTCAACGGGGACTTGGCCTCGGCGGCACGGCGCTTCACTTCCTTCACAACCTCTGGCCCTGCCTGGACGAACATGTCCACGGCCGTGACGAGGCGGTGATCCAGGCTGGCATCGGTGCAGTCAACAATTTTGAAGTGCGGCTTGGAACTCTCGGCTATGCGTTGCCGGCGGAGGTCGGCGGTTGAGCCTTGGAAATCGACTACTCCCGGCAAGGGACGAGTAGCGCGGCCAACGCATTGGAGCCAGAACGACCGTGACCGCGTCGGCCTGCCCAGGATCAACGTGGCTGTGGGTGGATAGTCAAAGCCCACGGCGACCACCTGACAGTTGACGAGTACTGGCACCTCGCGTGACTTAAACCGGCGGAGCGCCTCCCTGCGTTCATCCTCGTCCTGCTTGCCATGCACATAAACTGACGGAATTCCGTAGTTATTGTTGAGGTAATGACACACCCCAGCAGCCGCAGCCACGCCAGCGGTGAACACCACAGTCTGGCCTTCCATCTCTTCCTTGGTGATCAGGCAGATTCGCTGAAGGTTTGCTTCTTTGACCATCTCATCAGCCAGTGCAGATTGTTTGAAGTCGTCGCCTACGATTGCTATTCCGCTGAGATCCAGGGAGGCAACCTTGGAGATGCGACAGACGGGAGGGACGGACCATCCGTTGTCAATTGCCCATCGGAGGTCGTAGTTACACAAGGACTCGTCGTAGAACTGCACAGTAAACCCCTCCCATCCATGCGAAATGGAGTCGCCGTAAACCCAGCCACCATCGCCCCGTCGTGTTGAAAGTAACGCAACATCTCAACCACCGGCTCACTGCACATCAGGTGAGCCTCGTCCACAATCACCAACTGAAAATCACGGAACCGTTTGTATCGCGGCTCCCCGCCCCGCCGGCTGAGTAACGTCTGCTTCGATGCGACAATCACCTTGCTGGGGTAATCCTCTTCAGCGTGGAAGTTAGCCATCTCCACATCAGGATCAGACTCTGTGATGTCCCGCACCTTCTCAATCGCCTGCCAGACAAGCTCACGCATCGGGCAGATGATCAACGTCCGACCCAGAATCCGTGCAGCCAATGTGACAAAGATCACTGTCTTGCCGGCACCCGTGAACAGGCCGTTGAGCGTGGAGGTAACACCACGATCCATGGCCTGTAGGTTGGCGGTCACGATCTCTTCTTGGTAGTCGCGTAGTTCCATAAGAAAAAACCCGGGGGCGAGGAGGGACGGGGGTTGCCTCGCCCCCGGGGAGCCATCAGAAGGAGGCGAATTCCTCCTGGGGCTCTGAGCGCTTCCCTGCGCCCAGTAGCGTGAGCGAGCGAACGGCCAAAACCATCTTTGACTTCTTCTGTCCGTCCTTCTCCCAGGACTGCTGATCCAGTTCGCCAGTCACGCAGACCTGACAGCCCTTAATCAGGTACTCCAGAACGCCACCGATGCGCCAGTGATCGCAGTCCAAGAACATGACCTTGTCCTTGCGGCCATTGACCGCGATGGAGTAACGACCCACCTCGGCCTCACCGACCATCTTGGACTCAGCATCCTTAGTGATCCGCCCAGTAAACGTGCAGACATTCGTATCCATGGTTACGCCTCAACTTTCTGAAAGGTGTCATCAAACTTCTTCTGGATCCGTTCCAGAACCGCCTTCGGGCATGCCTTCTCCAGAACCCTCTGCTTCACCAACGAGACGACCTTCTTGGCCTCGTCCACGCTCTTGGCTTCCGCAAGTGCCTTGGTCGCCTTGCTCTCAATCTCCATCCCCTTGGTGACAACATCCGCCTCCGACGAGCGGGCCGTGTGCTGCACGGAGTTGCCGTCGTCGTCAGCCTCGCCGGAGAAACCTCCAGTGAGCGCCATGAGGAGCGTCCGCTTGCCATATGTCATCGCCGCACCGAAGCCCTGCATGTCGCCCTTCGGATTGACAAGCGGAGCTACTCCAGAGATGTACTGCCCGCTGCTATGTCGGAGCGTGCCGACCAGCACCCACTGCGAGCCTGCGAGACCAGGACGAAAATCGGGAAGCGCAATCCCGTTCTTCGTCAGCGGGCCACGCAGGGACTCGCAGCATTGAGCAAACGAACTGAACTTGCTCCTGAAGTGCGGGTTCGCACTATCCAGAGCAACGGCCTGATACTCCGATTGAGCCTTGGCCAAAGCCTTCGTCAGTTCAGCCGTCTCCGGCGAACTACTTGGCCCAAGAATGAACTGGTTATCAATCATAGAAGCACCTCCTCCTTCTTCTGTGCCCACGGCGGAATCACTAACTCCGTGATCTCGCCAAACGTCGCGGGCGTGTAGATACCCGTCTCCCGTCGCAACCGAACTTCCTCCATGACTCGTTCCATCCGCCGGCCGGCTTCCTCAACCACTTCCTGTGGGAGGTAGAAGACTTGGCAGTCGAACGGCGGGACGCTGTGGACAAATACGAACGGCATCCGGAAGTGATCCATGCCCATCGCCATCGCGGCACGGACATACAACCACTCCTGTTCCGCATAGCCGTAGTCAAAGACGCTGCGGTACAGCGCGTCCCACGGTGCGGAGGTGGACTTCAAATCCCACCAGTAGTCCTCTGCACAACCGTCCGGCCGCACCTTCACGCGGTGGCCGTTGAGGTCAAAGAAGACAGAGACCTGAGTCTCAACCGTCTCCTTCACGCACTTGCGTGCTGCGGGGTTCGCAAGCAGGGACTCCGCCATCGTCCGGAGTTTGAATGCGTACTCCTCGTTGCACGGGATGCGACCGCTCGCGATGCACTCCGCCTCAAACTCCTTGTAAGCCTTGGTGCCACGCCGGCCGTCAACGCCCAGCACATCAACCGGGGCAATGGCCAGGAGCTTGTCCATCTCCCTGCCGTCGCAAATCTCCATGACGAGCGTGTCGAAGTCGGAGCCCAGGCTGGTGGCGCTGTTCCCCTCAAAGATTCTGTGGCCAAGGTCCAGCCACCTTTGAGCGAATCCACCACCCTTCAGTACCGCGACAAAAAAAGACCGCGAATCGAAATCGTTCTGTGCGAAGTAGTCGGCGTTCGCCATGCCGACAACCTTCCTTGGCAACGTGTCCATACGTTCACTCCTATTTCTTAGACCGAATCCTTTGCAAACGGCGGTAGGCGGCGATGAAATCGCCAAGCTGTCCCAAGGCCAGCAGGGTCAGTGCGAAGCCGGACCAGCGAAGAAAAATGAAGGTGGTCAGCGCGGCCAGATAGGCGGCGCTAAGAATGGGGTAGTCACGGGAGAAAACCCCTGCCAGCCATGCGTAGACAACTGAGCTACGCGCGCGATTGGGGGGGGTTGAATCCACTTTGTTGATGGGTATCTTCCCCGCCGTTAGGGCTACACCATGAGCCTCCTGCAACTTGTCGAACTGTACTGCTGTCATGTTGGGGCCTCGCTGGGCTACCGCTGGCAGTTGATCGTTCTCGTCCGACGCCTTCCGTGGACGGTCACCGATTTGACCGTGCCCCAGATCGACGCCTACCTCACCAAAGCGCTGGAAAAACTTTCTCCAGCAACTGTCCAAAACCACCGCAGGATGCTTGGGACTCTCCGGAGATTCGCTCTCCGGGAGAATCTTGTGGTGGATCAATGTACACGCACGCTCCGCCGCGTCAAGACGATCTGCCCCAACCCGATTGCGTGGACCCAAGCGGAAATTTCGCACTTGGTGGAGGTCGCCCGCGAGATGCCGGGACGCACGGCCTACTGCAACCTGTGCGAGGTGCTGCCGGCCTACGTGATCGTGGCGTACACCACGGGGCTGCGAGCCGGGGATATGCTTGCGATCCGCCATGATCAGATTCGGGGTGACCGACTCTCCTTAGTCATTCGCAAGACAAACACGCCGCATGTGGCTGTGCTGACCGAGCAGTGCCTCGCCGCCATCCATGAGCTTCCCAGGCGAGGCGGGCGTATCTTTGGCGATCTGATCCCCTGCCGTCAACTCTCACGGCATTTTCGCCGCCTAGTCCTGCGGGCCGGGATGGCCGGAAGTAGCAAGTTTCTGCGGAGATCCAGCGCGACTTTCGCTGAATTAAACGGGATAGACGCCACTGGACACCTGGGACACAGGACGGCCCAGATGAAAAGGCACTACGTCGATATGGCGATCATGTCGCAAAATCGACGGGCCGTTCCCCCGCTAGAACTGGTTCACCACTCCTAGCATCTGGAGCGGATCCAGGTTGGCCTTCTTCTTCTCGCGAGCCCGCTTGGCGGCTTCGCTCTGGATGATGCGGTACAGCAAAATTTGTTGCTGTTGCTCACGCGGCATGGCCCGCAGGACATCTTCCGGAACGGTCAGGTTTTCGTACGTCCGCACCCCGGGGGTCGTGGAGAGCAAGTCGTTCAACGTCGCCCGCGCAGCCTTCTGCTTGCTCTGTTCGCGGTCGTAGTCGGTGACCTTTGCCCCAAGCGTATTGTTGATGAGCAACTTCAGCGCACGTTCTGTCGGGGAGAGTCGGTTGTCTCGCAGTGTGCGGTAGATCGAATTCAACTTTGACCCACCGGGAACGAAGTTGACCGCAAGCTGTTCAATCGGCCGACCAATCGGCCCCAAGTCTTGCTCCAGCACAGAATACAGATCGGACAGTTCTCGGCCGGTATACAACTGGCGATTGAGGATCATCTCTAGCGGCGCTTTGATGACCGGGTTGAGCTGCCCAAGAAGGTTCATGCCCGTGCGGCGAGCAGTGTCGTACGCCCGCTGGGGGAAAGTGTTCCCAACGCCGGGTGACACAAGGTTGACGAGCGACTCATAGGGGAGATCGATGTTCGTCAGGACTCGCTGGAGGTTTTCTGTCGGAGCGCCTGGGATCTGGATCGAAGCACTTTGCCGCAGATACTCTGGCAGAAAGGAATCTTCCGTTTGCTCTGACCCCCGGTTGATGGCCCGCATCGTTTGGCCCTGCAAGCCGCCAGGGCGGTACAGAAGGTTCTCTGCAACCAGAGGCGCGATGCCGCGCGGGTAGGAGTAGAACGGGATAACCGTCTTTAGCTTTCTCTCAAAGTTGGTGTACGCCTGCGGAGAGTAATCCACCTGCGTGCGCAACACATTCTCTGCCGCAGCGTCTGGGTTGGCGCCTTGCCGCACCATTTCAATCCAATTGCCGATACGGTTGGCGTCTTCCACTCGCTTGCCAGCACGCTCATGCAGACGCAGTAATGGGTTGAGGGTTTCGGATGGGGCCTGCCGGCCGGAGGCAGCGCCAGCAAAATCGACCCCTCGCACCGCCCCGAGACTGGAGAGCCAGTTCCTCCAGGTTCGCTTTGGGTCATAGACTGCCCCCTTTCCAAACAGAACCGGCTCTTGCGTCTCCATGCCGGGAACGATGTTGCGGGTCTCGGCAGCGCCCTCTTCGATAAGGCCACCCCCCAATTTGCCGCGTGCCATGTCAGCAAGCGCAGTCTGGATCAGTTCTTCCGGATCAGTAATGTGCTGGTAGCGAGGTGCGTTACGAAGCCTTTGGTACAGCCGTTCGTAGTTGCCAGCGCCAACATCGACGCCGGCACGCATGGAGAAAGCAAGCTCTAGGGGGCTTGCCCCACCACGCATGAGCGAGGCAAGGTAGCCCGAATACAAGTTGCGGGTGTGGTAGGCCGGGTTCGCCAGTGCGCCGATCTTAAAAGCATTGGTAAACGAGCGGTACACATTCCCCAAGAGCGAGGACGGGTCTGCCTTAGGAAGCGGCGAGATCGCCTGGAGGTCTTTGATGACTGTCTCTGGGATAGACAGTTCGTCAATGCTCCGGCCAGACAGCCGCGACTCCAGCACCTCCCGCAGGCGCGTCTTGTCGAACCCCAAGCCTTCCGCTGCCTTCAAAAGATTGACCGCTCCGCCGCCCGTCATTTGGTCTGCCGGGATGTCAGAGGCTGCGCGAGTAAACGTATCTAGGATGACGTTGGCGTTGGCCTCGCTGCGGCCACCCCCTACGCCGTACCGCATTAAATCGTTGAGCGTGGAGTTGTCGAACAACCCGAGATTATTGGAAGCGAACTGCCTGTCGGCCGTGCGGAGAAGGTCGCCTAGCTGGACCTTCATGCGGCTAGAGTTTTGCAGCAGACGGTCCAGTTTGCCTTGCCCAGCCTTACGGTCGGCCGCGACCAGCGTGGGGTCCGACAGATAGGCACGGATGGATTCGATGGTATTGCCTTCGCGGTCGGCCACCCGTTCATAGGGAAGTTCGACCGGCGAGCGGCGAAGGTTGTAGACATCATCGCGGCGCAGCGTGTTGAACGCTTCGTCAATGATGCTTGGGATCTGGTCATCGCTTGCACCGTACAGCCTGTCGCGCAACGCGGCTCCGGCATCGCCGGCCATCAATCGCCGCAGTGTTTCGGAGCGGCGATCCAAATCCAAATATGGATTGCGGGAACGGCCCACAAGATCGCTGACCGAATACACGCGCTGGCCTCGGTCGTACGCCGACTCCGCACGCCCCAACTTCCCTGGAGGCAAGGGAGCAGATTGGTCAGTGGCGAACCGCACGGCCTGACTGGGGAAATAGCCAGTGTCGTATACGCTGGCGGCGTTTGGGGTTTGCAGCCCAAGGCTGCTGCGTCTGGTTTGAGCGTCGGCTAACTGATCTCGCAGCCATGAGCGATAGTCGCTCCACGCAGGAACAGAATCGATTAGCCGCACAGCTTCTTGGTCCACTAGATTGGCCATGCGGCCTGGGTCTAGTTGCGCTTCGATTGTGTCTCGGAGGGCATTCTGCACACGCGGGTTGGCAAAGGGCAGTGCCCCATCCGGTTGCGCTGCCGTGGCCTGCTGCCACTGCCACGCCGCACTCTCGCGCAAATTCCGCTCATTGGCCTTGGCGTCGGCAACCGCTTGCCGTGCCCGCCATTGGTCATCGGGATCCAGTCGCTCTAGCACCGTTGGGTCGAATGCCCGCGTCATGCGGTTAACTACTGGCGCCGTGTATGGGTTGCGCTTTAGATCGTCTCCAAAGCGGTCTAGCGTCCTGCCAACAACCTTGGCGGCGTCAACTCCCAAGAGAGTGCCACTCTCAAATCCAGGGATCCTGGCCTCGGCCAATCCAGCGAGCGGCTGATCCAGCAGGGCATCCATATCCAAGCCCTTGCCACGCGCAGCCTGCGAGAAGCGTTGGGCGGCGTCGGGCAAGTCTGAGTCGGCAATGAGTTGCCGCGCAGTCGTTGACGCCCCAAACTCGCGGATGCCTTTGCCCTGCTTGTTCGCAAGTAGGGATGCATTCTCTAGCAGGCCGGCACGCTGTGCAGTTCTGCCGGCCGTACCGTACGCTCCACGGCCCAGAATCGAAAAAGGATTCAGGTACGTGAGCGGGTCAGTGATCATTTCGACACCCAAGCCGCCCGCAAAGTTCAGCCAGTTGTCTTCATCACCAGCCAAACCATACTGGCGTGCCAAGTCTCTGCCTGACACTCGCTCTTCGCTGGAGCCTAAGACGGATAATGGCTTGCCGGCCAGGATGCCCCGCGCTAACGCGCCTGGGGTATCCAGCAAGTATCCCAGCCCAGACAGCCCGCTGGCGCCGTAGTCCGCAAGCGAGCGGAGCATGCCACGCTTCTCTTCCTCTGGCATGAGGTCGGAGATGGTGGGCTTACGCCTGATGGGCATCAGGCCAATCGGATCGATCTCTTCGTCGGGCTCCGGCAGCATTCCTGCTTGGAGCGTTTGGTAGGGATCGAAGATGTCGAAGAGCGGGGATCGGATAGCCATTAGACGCCCGGCGGGCGACTTGGCGCCGCAAGCGGGACTCGCGGGTTAATGGGGTTGGGAGTCGGGCCGACGCCAGTTGGGGGCGTTGATCCATCCGCCCCAGGCCGACCAATGCCGAACCAAGAACGGCGGTTCATGTACCGATACGCCAACTCCTCTGCTTCGGGTCGGCGCAGGTTGTAGGGCGGCTTCATCAGGGCGTCAGCCATGGAACTGGAATCGCCAGTGTTAACGCCAAAAGTTCCGGTGTCCATGCTTTCCGCAAGGCGACCCAACTCAGCCTGACCCTCCGGCGTCTCTGGCTTGCCGGCGGCAATGTCCTGCGCACCGGCTGCGGCGGGATTGGCCTCTCTGGCTCGTTGCTCAAACATGGCCCGCTGTTCTGGCGTGGCCATGGGGTTGTTGGTGAGGAAAGCCGTCATTGCGGACTGGGCCATCCTGCCGGCGGTGGCGGCGTTTGTGGCATCGACAGCAGCCGCACGATCCCCACCCGGCAGCATGTAACGCAGCGATGAGTTGCGCTGATCTAGCGGCATGTGCATCAGCGCATTGGTGACTGCCTTGCTGCCGATTGTCGGCTGACCGCCAGCCAACATGGCCTGCGCCTTCCATGATGCACGCCGAGCAATTGCGTCGTCGTCCGCAGCACCCTGCGCCGCGAGCCGCAATTGGTCGATGTCCATTCCCTGTGCTTGCGCAGACGGGATCCCGGCGCGTCTGGCTAAACGGCGCTTGTCAACGCCTTCGATTTGCTTGGCCTGTCGATCACCGGGGCGATAAACGGTCTGCATGCCAAGCGGCGATGGCACCGTTTTAGTCTTCCAGCCGGCGTCAGTCAGGTCTTGGCGTTCGCCGGATCGCCCCGCCGCCCCAGGAAAGCGGTTGGGGTTTTCGCCGGTAATCGAACCCGGGGGATACCCAACTGAGTATCCGACAGAGCCATCGGGATTCAGGACGGGGACCATTCCGCGTGCAGCCATGGCCCTGTCTTTGGGCGATGGCTTGTATTCTTTGCGACCGCCGTCCCACTCGCGAGTCGTGTAGTCCTCAATGGCTTCGGGGTCGTTAATCATTCCCGGCTCTGGGACGGGGCCACCAAACGGCATGCGGGGCGCCGGGACGCGCTGGTATCCCGGGCCCGCCTCCTGCTCAGAGCGACTGGCCAGAACTTCGGCGTTCGTCAACGTCCGGTCGTATCCAGGCCGTCCGGCGCCTGGGTATGGACCGGCGAGACCAGCATCGTCGCCAACCGCAGACTGCGGCGCACCGGCCATGCCGTCCGAGAGATCGGCGGGGGATGATGGAGACTGTTGTGCGCGGGCAATATCGCGAGCCGATACGGACTCCGCTGTCTCGCGGCTAGCTCCACCCCGCAGGAGGCTATCACGCAGAATGACATGCGCGCCCTCAGTGCCGTGTTCCTCAATAACGCGGCGAACTTTAGCGAGCGTAGCTGGGTCGGTGGAAACCATTAGCGCCTCATCTGGGGGTATCGCAGCTTCATCCGCTGCTCGCGTTTGTATTCCTCTGACTCCGGTGGGTAGAAGGAGTCCATCGCCTGTCCGGTCTTGGCGTCACGGATGGACACCACCTGACCGCGCAGGGCTGCGATCTCTTCGGGCGTCAGCGTCTCCGGCATGACGCTGGGCGTCGAAGCCGGGATCGGACGTTGTTCAGCCACCAGATCGGCCGTATCCATGGGCGAGAAGTCCGTCAGGCCCAGGTCCGCATTGGATAGAGTGACAGGAGCGAACCGCTCTTGGGGGATCGGCATGTCATCGACCGGCAGCATGTCTACGTTAGGAGCGACGAAGTCCATCAGAGGATCACTGGCCGGCGGCATGTCAGGAGCGGGGGCATTTGCCACGCTCGCATCGTCGCCTTGGAAACGACCAACGGTGTCCGACATCATTCCGCCCATGCCCGCAGCACCGGCAATCGCAGCGGCAGTCGCCATACGCTCTGCCTGCTGTGCAGCAGCAGCACTGTCGATGCCTTCTTGTGCGGCAGACAGAATGTCATCGCGGCGGATGCGGTTGAGGTCGGTGTTCTGGTTGCGGAGGTTCAGCGTCCGGCCGGAGGCCAGTTGGTTGAACGACGAATTCGACTTGTCGTAGTCCAGGCCACGGTTGTAGCTGGGGAACGATGTCGGCTCCATGGCCGGGATGTCTTGGTTGGCAAGGCCGCGCAACGACATGCCGATATTAGGATTCCGCGAGACAGGCGGATCGAAACCCCGCAACGCCTGAACGACGCCCATGCTCTCAGGGTCAAAGGACACAGAGCGAAGAGCGGATTCGACGGCATCGGCGGAATCCATCCGGCCGGCGGCACGCAGGGCAGCGGCGGCGTCCTGCATCTGGAGCATTTCCACAACAGTGCGCGGAGCGCGAAACGGCATAGCCATTATTTCTTCCCCTTCTTGGGCATGTCAGCCAACTTGCCGTCCAACGGAAGGTCTTCGTCCTCCACCATGGGCGTATTCGGCTTGCCGTGCATCTCTTCGTCCAGGTCGGCAAGATCGTTCTTGGGAGGTTTCTTGGATTTGTTTTCCAAGCCATCCATGATCTCTTCCGCTTCCGCGTCGGAGGCGGTCAGTAGTTTCTTCACCATGCGCCGCAGGGCAGCGTTAGTGAGGTCTTCCAGGTCTAGGTCGATCTTGGCCATTAGCGGAGGAGCCCTCCCAAAAGAGTGTTGATTACTGAGCTACGCGATTGCAGCGCCGCCATTTGGTTTGCGTAGGCATTCTGCTGCTGAAGCGCCCCAAGGGACTGTGCCTGGGACTCCTGGGCCTGATTGGCCTGGAGTCCAGATAGCGCGTTATAGTTCTGGTTCTGGAGGTTCTGTGAGTACGCCTTGGCGACTCCCTCCGCTACGTTGTTTGCAGCGTCGATGCCTGCTTGGTTCCATTGCGTTCGACCGCGAGAAATGCCGCCACGGTCGTATTGCTTCACGGCGAATCGCGGGTCGCCGGAGGCATACGCTTTGGCAAGCTGGTTGTTCATCTGCGCCTGCATCGTCTGCGCGGGCAGACCAGACGGCAGCGGCGTATTTGTTTTAACCTTGTTCATCCGAACAGCCCCGAAAGGACGCTGCTGACCATTCCCACGCCAGTGTTACGCAGCGAATTCTGCTGCTGTTGCGCGTCGTTCATCTGTTGAAGGCCAGCCAGCACAAGCCGGTTTCGTGCCTCCATCTGCTTCAGGTCGTAATCGTTGATGGCCTTGGCGGCTTCGACTTCGTAGTCGGCGTTGTTGCTCCCCATTTGCGCACGCAAGACATCGTCATGCGCAGAGCCGTACTTCGTGAACGGGCTCTTGGCCGGCGGAGACGGCGGGGCCTTGGGCGGGGCGTACGGAAGTGAGGTGTTGTATTTGAGCATCAGTATTGCGGCAGGTACTTCATGGCCGCGTCGTAGTACGGCGCTCCACGGAACTCTTCCCAAGTGGATGGATCAGTACGTGTTCCATCGCGCTTACGAACTTCTGCATCGCGGGCTGCAATTAGCTGCGAGCGGCGCCAGTCGAACTCCCTGGCGTTGGGGTCTAGTTGCGCCAACTGAGCGTTGAGTCGCTCTTCCAAATCGCGATCACGCTCAACATTGCCCTGCTGAACGCGGGCCATGGCATCGCGATAGTTCGCGCCACGCTGGTACAGATCGGCGGCACGTTGCGACTGCAACTTCTCGGTTGGAGTCTGGAACACATCGCTCTTGCCAATCGTGTTGTTCCACAATCCGGACAACGCTGAGTTGGATCGATTCAATTCGCCGCCGACATCACCCCATCCGGAGCCCATCTGGCCAGCCAGCCCAGTCAGCCGATTGGCAGAATCGCTGTAGCCGCCCGTCAGGCCGGAGAGGATGTCGCGGACGGCGATCTCGCGTGGCGGGCCATTGGGATTGATGGTGGTGACGTTGCCGTAGTACTGGTCCATGCCCCGGGACGAGGCATCGACGTTGTACTTGTTCATCGCCATCAGGCCGCTGAGAGTCTGGCCAAGCATCTGGCTGGGCATCTCGCGCGAGGACATGTGCTGCATGTTGGCCATGCCCAGCGTGTTGGCGTAGTTGCTGTCCAAGCGGTCAGCGATGTCGGTGCTGTTGAGATCACCCCGCGTGGCGTCCAGGCCAGCGAACATCTGCGAGCCGTCAAACTGCGGAGCCGCTGAACGCTGGGGCGAAGAGTAGCTGCCGGAAGCGATCTCCCCGTCCGGACCAGTCGCCCGGAAGCCGCCGCCCATGCCTCCGAAGTCCATCGACGGCAAAGCGTTGGCAACGGCCATGCCGATCCCAGCCTTAGCGTAGGATCCCCCAAGATTCCCAAGGGCGTTATTCCTGGACTGGCCAAGCTGGCTCAGTCCGGTCTGGTTGGCAGCACCGAGATCCGACAGCATCTTGTTGTATGCCATCTGGTTCTGCGCCCACGCCCCCATGGCGGAGCCCGATGCAGAGCCATAAGCCCCAAGGGCTGCGGATCCCAAATTGGACAGAGCGCCCTGGCGGGCTGCTTCTGACATGGAGTTGTATCCGGTGTTCAGAAGCTGGTTGTTGTTCTGGGCGTTGGCCTGGGCCTGGGCGAGGCTGCCAAGACCGCCAGCGTAAAAGCCGTAGTTGTTCGCGGTGGCATTCCCCAGGCCGGCGAGGCCCTGCGAGTAGTCGCCAAACGCCTTGGCGTAGTTGCCGTAGTTGGCGCTGTTGAGTGCGCCAAACGCAGCCGGCTGCTGCATCATGGTGACGAGGGCCTGCCCTTCGGCCTGGGCGCCCTCCGGCTTGGACATATCAAACCCAAACCGTCCCCTGTCAGGGACCATGGTAAAGGGGCCGGCGCGTTCAGCGGAAAAAGCCATGGAAGTCTCCTACGAATTAATGTCCTTTTCGGCGGGCGTTGTATATGGCCCGTTTCACCAGCACTTTTGCCCCGAACTCCACGAACGGAAGCCCCCGCTTTTCCGACTCCTCCCGAAGCCACCCCAGGATGGTTTTCATTCCATCCTCGCTCTCGCACCACTCAATGCCCATCTCGTCCATTTTCCGGGCCCTGGCATTACAAGAGCATGTGGGGGAAGAGACGATCCCAACCTTCTTCATGAGGGATTTGAGTTCTGTGCCTGGGCCGTGAGATTCGACCTTGGGCGGGCTGGGCTTGGCGGCTTTCGGGCCGCGATACTTAGAACAGAGCGCGGCGTAAGCCTCGTCCGAAAGTGTGACCTTATCGCCTTCGACAGTTCCGTGAGAGAGAACGTCTTCCAGATACCCGGGCGGGCGCTTAGTGGAGGCATGGCGGATTGCTTGGAGAGTGAAGGTCTTCATGGGGGGCACTCTTCCTCCTGACACACACCGTCACAGCAGTAGGCGCTCGGCCCGGTTACGAGTCCGCACGTACAACAAGGGACACCTGTCCCGCAGTGGTTTGGATCAGACACGGGGTTGGCCTTTTTGGCCGCTAGGTCTGCCTGCGCCTCCCCCAAGCCCCAAAACGGCCCCCCGCGAGCGTGTCCGTCATCCGTATCTCCGCCGCCCTCCGCTTCCACGTACCAGAGATCGCAATCTGCGTCCGACTCGCACCCCGAACCGCACGACTCCTCCTGACACACACCGTCACAGCAGTAGCCGGCGCAGCATGTGGTGCCGCAGCAGGTCATACCTGATGGGCAGCAATTCCCATCGCAGCACACGCCACTGGCGCAGTCGGCTCGGTCATCGCATCCGTCCTCGGGCGGGGGCGGCGGAAAAACGCTCTTCTTGCAGCGTTTGCACGAATTAGACCCATACCCAATGGGCGTGTACCCAGGCGGGCAAAAATACTCCGCCGAAGTGCAAGATTCGCTAGGAAGGTCGCAGCAATAGACAATGACAGGGCCGGGGTCAGGCGGTGGTTCCGGCGGCTCCGGCGGTGGCGGCGGCGGATCGGACCCCGGGCAAACGCTGCCTGGGCCACCAAACTCCCCTCCGAGATATTCGCAGTCGCACGGATTCCTTTGCTCGCAAATGGCGTCTTCGCCACTGGCGTACGTCCAGCACGCCCCAGGCGTACAATCGTTATCGCCGCGAAACGTGCCTCCACCGCAGTTCTCGCAGGTGCATTTCCTCTTGCCCGTGGAGCAGTCCGCCCCGTTGCAGCAGCGGCCTCGCTGGTTGCAATTCGACTCAGTCACTTGGCTTTAAATACGTCAATGTTGTCAATTGCGGAATGACTCTTAGTCTTACTGGAAGCTCAACTGTGCTTTCTTCGTAGTCAATCGTGCAATCGCTTTTCCAAGTAAAGTTCTGGAAGTACGGCACTTTCACAGTCGCTTCGATATCGACGTTGGCTAGGAGAGCGCGTGTTGCGCGCCGGCCCTGCGCTCCGCCAGCAACGCCACCAAAAAACTGATCGCCTTCATTGATAACAATCTGGCCAACGGCCGCTGGGGGCGGAATGCGACCTCCGACAGAATCCCCCGAAGGAGACACGGGGACAGGAAACCCATTCATGTATTCAATGGTCATGTTTTGCGTGCTGACGGTGTTGTATTGGGCGTTGTCTGCAAATGTGTTGTCAAAAAATGAATTGCCTCCGACGTTAAAAGTCGGGCCACCGTAGTACTCGTTCGCAAAAAACTCTTGGTTCGTTGGAAAGGAAAACTCCGCGCCGCCGTAATTTGTGTTGTACCAACTGCCGTTGGAGTACGACCCTATCCCAGGAGCCTCAAAATAGTACTGGTTATAGTTCTGAGGGAAAAGCTCTTGGTATTGCTGCGGGTTCCACGCTGGCCCGCCAACCACCCCCTTGGTATTTGGCGGCTCGCGAGGGGCAAGGTTCACATCCCCGCGATGCGCAAGCGGCTGCTGGCAATTGCCGAGCGCCTGCATGAGAGAGCGGACGGCGCTGTCCGGAAGTGCGCCGGAGAGGGCGTTGACGAGTGCTGGAACTTGCTGCGTAAACATCAGGACACACCATCCACAGTGAGGCCGTACAATTTCACCGCATTGGCTGGCTGCGAGGATGCCTGCGTCCCAGCCATCGCAATAGCGACATGCCTGTCGCCACCGACATTATGCTCGTCGCGGTGACCGGACAGATACGCACGCGCAAATCCGTTTGCGTCACCAAGGGGAGAGCGACCGCGACCCATGTTAAGCGTGGACTGCGTTCCTGCCGACAGGAATCCTCCACGGTCGCTGACGATTGCGTTCGCGCGCGGAGTTGGAGAATTGTTGTAGTGCAACCGCAATTGCAGATTGGCGTCGTTTTGCGTCGGCTCGTACAGCAATCCAACGGATCGGCTGCCCTTGTCGCCGTCCGTAATGGTGAAATTGCCGGTACGGAATTCGTACGGGATCGGAGAGCCTGGAGCATCCACATGGCCGGATGAATTTGTGAAGGTTCCGTCGCCCATGCCGTACAAAGAGACCTGTTTCCCAGACACCTGACCGACCGTTCCAGCAGTGACCGCGACGGGATATGTCTCCTCCCACCACGCCTTAGTCGCCGCGCAGTAGCACAGCGCGCGTGTTGAAAGCGACTCTCCCTGTCGGCAGTAGAAGAAGCGGATGACCTTGGAGTTCTGGTCGGCCGACACAAAGAAGACGCTGGACGCAGGGAAGTAGATCAGGCCGTCGCGCCAATAGTTGTCGATGGGAAGGGAGACAGCCGCTTCGGTCTGCCCGTCGAAGGCGTACATGCCGTAGCTGTCTGCGATGTACGCTACTCCGCCCAGCACGGCAAAGCACCTGCTGTTTAGCATGCCGCGATACGCTGCGAGCGTAATGGATGCATCGATAACCGGCTGCGAGACGTACTGCAACTTGTACAGATGACGAGATTGGCAAATCAGCAGTGCGGCACCCAGTGGAACAAGACCGACAATGGCGTCCGGATCACCTGCGTTTTCTTGCAGAACAAGTTCGTTTTCTTCCGGCACGCTCTCTGGCTCATCGATCTCCGAGAACAAGAGTGCATTGGGGCGCTCTCCGGTCGTGTCCACGGCATACCACGCGCGGTCCTGGAAGACGCATCCGACTGCGAAGCTCCCTGGGAGGACGCCGAAGCGCCTGGCGTTTAGCTGGCCGGAAGGCAGTACGACTGGCATCAGTCCGTAGTCGGCGCGCGTTGTGTCTTTAAGATCATCGTCCGAAAGCGTGTCGGAATACGCCCCGAAGAATCCTCCGTCCGTGCGTTGGATGGTGGCAACCCTGAACAACACCACGGACTGATCGGCTGTCGTGCGCCACAGTTCCATGGCGGTTACGCGATCTTCAATGCCCGGATGCGTGAACGACCACGTAATGCTTGGCGCACCCGATGAAGTTTCGACCTCCACAAGGTCTGAGATGGAGGACGGAATGGGTCCGTTGCGGGATTCCGGCGTGGAGTCAAGATAGCGAATACAGCAAAGATACTTGCCGCTGATTGCGCTGGACATGGTGGCCGTGAGCTTGGCCTGCGTGTCCCTAATGACGGCAGTCGGCACTTGGAAGTACTGCCCGCCAGCAGTCACGGAGACTGTCGATACCGAACCGTTTAGCAACGACGCTCCGGCGGCAGCGCCAGCGCCATCGGGATCGTCTGCGGCTGGGGTAAACGTAATGACGGGCGGCGATACAAACCCGGCTCCTCCAGTGACAGCCGTGACACTGGCCACTCGGTATGACATAGACACGCGCACCTGCGCGCCAGTGCCTCCTCCCCCCAGGACACTTGCTGTCACGCCGCTCGTCGTAGCGCCGGTTCCGCCGGAGATGAGGCGGATCGTGTCCACTTTACCATCTGCAACTGCCGCAACGGCCACGGCAGATGTCAGCCCTTGCGCAGTGGAGAAGAGGACTGTCGGGGCCCCAGTGTAACCAGTGCCTTGGTTGGTGATCGTGGCCGCGTAGACAGTTCCCAGAACGCCAACGGACAGTTGCGCCCCGCCAGCGATTCCGCCGTCCACAGAAACCGTGGGTGTGGTGGAGTACCCTTCCCCGCCGTCAGTGACAACGACGCTTGTCACTCGCCCATTTGTGATCGTGGCTTTCGCCTTGGCGTTTGCGCTGGGGCTGCCGCCCGTAAAACTCACGGTTGGGACGTTGTTGTACCCTACGCCAGGAGAAACGATCTGGATGTCTTTGACGTACCTTGCTCCGCCGCCAGTAGACGCGACGATAGTCGGCCCAACAGCCGGCTTCTGGATTCCGATTCGGTCAACTACGGCCTTGTCGCCGTCCCAGCGGATTCCCCGCCCCATGCCGTCCACGCCGTACATGTCATTGAAACGGCCCTTCAGGAACGCCATCGGGCGAATAGGGCCGGTGTACGCAAACGCCGTTGCGGCAGCGCCGGTGCCGCCGTTACCAGAGAACTGCACTTCCGGCGACCCTGTGTAGCCAGTGCCAGATGCAGTGATGACCACAGACTCCACGGCCGTTCCGGCCATGTGTGCAACGGCCGCAGCGCCCGTCCCACCGCCGCCGACAATCGCGACGTTAGGCGGAGCGGTGTAGCCAGTTCCGCCAGCGACGAGCGACACGGAGACAACGCGATTAGGGGAACGAGTGGAGATAATCATGTCGGTTCCGCGAACGCCCTTTCTGGCGGCGTAAACTCGCCAAAATATCTCCCGCCAGCCGTGACACGCAGCGTCTCCAAGTACGCGAGGTTGGTGGGCGCCATGAAATATTGCAGCCCGGATGTCGCGGCAATCCCACGGAAAGTACCTGTAAAATACAGATTGTCGTAGAATGGGCAGTTGACTCCATTAGTGCATCCGTGCGTGGCGCACGGATATGTGTTGCTACTATTCCGAACAACGCGATCCGCGGCTGGCATGTTAGCATTCCACGACGAATACGAGGAAACGGCCGTAAGGGCGCGACCGTTCAGATAAACGCGAAGCGTATTATTTGCTGTATAGAAGAGCTTTTTCTGGGAAAACTCCACGGCAAGGTGAACCCATTGGTCAATGGCGTCATCTGAAATTGTAAAGTCGCTGCGGATGTAGTCGCTTTGATTTGTGACGCAGCCAGCGCCAGCAAATTCATTTGTATACGCGCGAACGATTAGCCTATATGGCGTTGTTGTCCCGGACGTTGGCAGCAACTGCGCGTCAACGTAAACGTGCCCATGCTCTGGGTTGGACGTTCCTCGCTGGTTCTCGTAAACGACGGGAATGTATTTGAAAGACGTAGTGTTGATGCTAACGCCTTGCAGGTTGTTCCCAGTTCTCTGCACGCCGAAGAGGTAGCGGGCTGATGAACCCAAGCCTAACGCGGCTTGCACCCACGCCTCGCAGGTCAAAACATCGTCGGATCCGTAGTCGTATCTCCCACTCGCCGTACTTGCCGCCCCGGCAGTGGAAAATGCGCGATAGATAAACGGAGTATTTAGCGTCACGTACGCATCTCCGAATCTCCCAGTTCCCGTTGGCTGCGGGGACGAGGAGGAAATCAGCGACGTTGTCAGCTGACCGCTACGCTCGCGAACGATAGACTTTCGCGACTGCGTGTCGTACAGAAACGTCACGCGGTCCCACGCGGAGTCGGCGTACGTTCCCGGAGCAGTCAGTGATGCGGTCACGCCGGTTGGCGTTCCGCTGACCGCCGTCCCACCGGCCGTTGATGCCGACGCACGCAACAGGAACGACACTGACGGAGGCTTGGAGATGTAGAAGCGAGCAAGCCCCCACTTGTGGTCTGGGTGGTATAACGTGGAATACGAACTTGGCGTCGGGAGCAGCAGACTGCTCCGCTTGTATTTCATTGTTGTTGGATGCAAAACGCCAGTATGCTCGCCAATAGTAGACCACGTACTGCCGCTATTGGTGCTAACCTCCAATAGAAGCGAGTCGGAATGATCAACACCAACGGATGGCATGATGATGTCTTGGATGATCCGCCCGTCATCAAACTTGGGCGTGAGGAATGTTGGCGCTGTGGTGACAGTTCCGGCCTGCGCAGTGACCGTCGTGTCGGCCGTCACGGAGCCCGCAAAATTGCCAACTCGCACCGTGAGCGTGCGGGATCCTGCCGCGCCTGTCGGGAACGTGATTGTTTTGGCAGAAAGGTCCGTGGCGACATTTGCAAACTCTATTCCGCCCTCCAGCCCCGCCGCCGCCAGCACGCCCGTTCCTGCGTTGGATACGGCCCACGTTACGGTCACGTATCCCGCCGAAACAGCCGAAGTCAGCGTCAGCCCTGTCGGGGCGACGGAGACCGCCTGATCGACAAGCGCGAGAGAATATGGGCTAGGCCCAACAGTAGTGATTGTTGAGACACGGAAGTTGTATCTCTTGGCCGACGAAAGCTGGTCGGTGATCGTGTAAGTGTTCGCGGCCGTTGTGCCGGTGGCGTTGATCCATGCCGTCGCGTTGGCTTCTTGGTACTGGACGCTATGCCCGGTGACAGTCGATCCATACGTCGCGCCAATCGTCCACCGCAAGGAGATTGAATTAGAAAACTCTGCGGTAGCCGTGCGAGACGTAATCGAAAGAGACGTTGGCGCAACGGCAACGCGGCCGGGGTACACGGCGTTGGATTGCGTGCTGTACGGGCCAGTGAAGTTGCGGTTGTTGACGGCTGCTACGCGGACAACGTACTCGTTGCCATTAACCAGCCCTGCAATCGTCGCCGGGGAGGCCGGGACCGTCCCGTAAGTACTCCACGTAGATGCGGACGTTTGCTTGTACTGAATGACGTATCCGGTAATCTCAGCACCGCCGTTATTCGATGGCGTCGTCCACGACGCGGTGATTTGCATGTTCCCGCCAGTCGCGTTGGCGCCAGTCGGCGCAGTCGGCGCGCCAACTGGCGTGACGGCCGCGCCTGCTGTGCTGTAATTGCCAGTACCGACTGACGAAACCGCAGCTACGCGAAACAAGTACGCGGTGCCGTTGGTGAGCCCATTGACAGTAGTTTGCGTGTTAGTGCTGGAGCCATCGCTGAACGTCGCCCAAGTGCTTCCTGAGTTGGAGCTGTACTGGATGACATAGTCAATGATGGCAGAGCCGCCAGTGTCCGCAGGGGCGGCCCAGCGGACGAGCGACAGTCCGTCACCGGATGTCCCCGTGACGCTGGTTGGCGCCAGCGGAACTGTCTGCGGAACCAGTGCGCTGCTAGTGACTGTCGCGCTAGCGCCCTCTGAATTTACTGCCGCCACGCGGTAGCGATATGAGCTTCCGTTGGTGAGCCCCGTCGCCGTGTAGTTGGTCGCAGTGCTGGCGCTGCGCGTGATGACGGAGTAGGAGCCGCTGTTGACAGACACCTCAATTTGATAATCAGTGATTGCGGCACCGCCCGTCACCGCAGGCGCAGCCCAAGAGAGTGCGACCTGCGCATTTCCGGCAGTTCCTGCCAGACTGGTCGGGGCGTTAGGGGTGGTGCGAGGAATGACCGCGGATGTCGCAGAGGAGTACGGGCCAGTGCCCACGGCGTTGACGGCCGCCACGCGATACCGATAGGAGCTTCCGTTGGTCAGGCCAGTGACCGCAAGCGATGTATCTGCGCTCGTGCCGTCACTTATTGTTGTCCAAGTTGACCCCCCATCGGTGGACTGCTGAATAACATAATCTGTGATTCCACCAGCGTGATTCGCTGGTGGCGCCGACCATAGCAGCGAGGCTTGCTGGTTTCCGTGCGAGGCCGATAGCGAAGACACCTGACCAGGAACGCCTAGCGGAAGAATTGGGGTCATCCACGCTATAAACTCGCTGCCTGCAATTGCGTTGCTGGCGGCCACGCGAAACACGTACGGCGACCCGTTGGTCAGCCCAGTGACTGTTGCAGTAGTTGCTGTCGATGTGCCGTCGCTGAACGTCGCCCATGTCGCGCCGCCGTTGCCGCTGTATTGCACGACGTAATCGGTGATCGCGGAACCGCCGTTATTCGATGGCGCAGTCCACGACAGCACGGCCTGCGCGTTGCCGGGTGAGGCAGTCAGGCTTGTTGGAGAACCTGGCGCGCCGACCGGAGTCACGGAGCTTGAGGCAACAGTGTAGTTGCCAATTCCGTACGCATTGGTGGACGCAACGCGGAACACGTACGTCGTGCCGTTAGCGAGGCCAGTGAGGGCGGCGCTGGTTTCTGATGACGATGCCGCAAACGTCCACGTTGCGCCGCCATCCGAAGATCGCTGCACTGAGTACGCGGTCACGCCGCCACCGCCGGAGAATTCCGGCTCATCCCAATCCAGCGTGGCCGAGCCGCTTCCGGCAGACGCCGTGAGATTCCTGGGGATTCCAGGAACTCCTGAAAAAGACGGTGGTATGCCACCAGCTGGCACTTGTGTGGAATATACGGCGCCAACGGCGTCTTGGTAAACAATCCCACCACCAGCAGATCGCTGATAATTAAACGCAGAGATCACGGGCTGCGTTGCGACGGCAGTCGAAGCAAACGTCACGGCCTGAAGCCCAGGACGAACGGTCAACTGGCCTGGGGCTACGGACTGGAGGTTTACCTGCGTGACTGCCGCGCCAGGGGGAATGGAATACGGACTGGCATTCGTGACCAGACCGGCCCACTTTTCGACTGTGATCATGTGCCCTCGTCGGGTTTGAGTGGGCTTCTCCAGCCGCCATCGTGCCACACTTCCCTGGACCGGCCGGAGAGAGGAGCAAGCTGATCCATCTCCATGGCCAATCTGAGATCCCGCTGGTACATGGAGAAGGCGTTGTCCGGCTTTTGATTTCGGACCCGTGCCAGCCAGTACTCCGCCGCAGAGTAGATGACGTTGTGCATGTGCGGCGGAACGTCAATGGGATCAGTGATCAGATACTTGGTAGTTCCTGCAATTGTCCCGGAGGTTTCGGTGGTCATGGATGTGGTCGAAGCGACATCGGTGATCTTCGACTCCGAGAACCACGGGGTGATCGATGTGATCGGGCCGGGAATGTTGGTGGTGTCCCCAACACGGAGGACGGAGCCAATCATGCCGGGAGAGAACTGCGTGCTTGTGCCCGTGACTGCGGTAGTGGAGCGGGCAATCGTTCCGGCCCGCACGGACGCTTCGTGACCAGAGAACCGCAAGCCACGGGCAGTCCTCCGGTAAATGAAGTCAATCGTCTCGGCCTGGGTCGGATAGCCCAGGAGTTTGATTGCCCAGCCATCGGACGCCGGGTCTTTGATGACAGTCCAGTGGTACGGACGGCCGGAGGAGTTGGCCACCCGCTCCAACTTCATCGCAATGTCCGGGGTCACATACAGGCCGGACCACCAGTTGAATTCGTCGGACGGCTCATCCAGATTCCGGAAATCTGCCGGGAGCGGGTAGGTCACCCGATACAGGGTGTACGCCGTGCCGGCCGAGATGTTCCCAGTGAAACCGATATCCAGGGTGGCGACAGTACTGGACGAGGTGGACAAAATCCGCCCGATTGTGTCCCCGATGCGGATATGGGCTCCAGAGGCCCAGGAAGGCCACGTAGCGCCCGCCAGCGTGACGGTGGACCCGGACACCTGTACAGTACCAGTGCCCTGCGGAAGGCTTGTAATGAGCCGTCCGTGGACATGGTAGTACGCCCAGTCGCGAATCTGGGTAACTTCCGCATAGGACCGCTGCACGGCCGTCCGGATGTCCCGCTGTTCCGCGTCCTGGGGCCCGCCGAAGGACGACGTAATCAGGTGTTCTACTACGTCAAAATAGGTAAGCATGACCTCTCCGGTGCCTACCTACTACTGTCCCTCCACGGCCGTTCCTTCGCTCAAGAGCGTCACTGCGCCCGCGACGGCGGGTAAACGGCACGACCGACAGAGAAGTTTGCTTCCAGCACAGTGCAGTCCTTGCTCCCAAGTTTCACGCACCTACTGATGGCGTCGTTCTTCTTTACGAAAACGGTTGCCTGCCGCAAAGTCCTCATCCACCCGTGACCGTTGCGCCAAAACAGCGGATCGCCGTTCCAGCCCTTTGACTCCACCACCCAGCCGCAGCCGTAGGCAAGCGACGGCGAGCCTTGATCCGATTCCTTCGTGATGGCGTCCATCGCGTCCCTCTTTGATTTCAGTAGCGTCAAATGTCCAGCATCTCGGCCGGGATCATCTCGCGTATCTGCTCGGCCAGCCGTCGCTCCTCTGCGGTCGGCTCGCCATGCTTGCACAGGCTGCGGCAGGTCTGGTCGATCTGCCACAAGACCTGCATCGCCTCGCTGCCCAGCCTCGCGGCGTCGTACTCGGCCTGCTCGTCGGGCAACGAGAACTTCAATGTGGCGATCACGGATATACCGTAAGTGGATTCCTGGCGATCAAACCGAAGAACATTCTACCGGGTGAGTCACGCCGCGCAATGCCATCCCCGACGCCACACTGGTGCTGTAGCGAACTAAACCGGCTGGTAGAGTTCGCTGCCGATTTCCTCTACCGCACCGCTTGCTAGCAACCCTGGCAGCATGGCCGCTACCGCATCATACGCCACAAACTCAGGGCGAACGGCTAGAAGAATCCGGCCCTCTGAGTCACGCGGTGCAACGTCGGCCGGGTCGATGCACGTTGTCGGCGGCACATGCCCCCACGCGGCGTCCAAGGCGAGCCTTACCTGCTCGTAAAGCGCAGCGTCAGAGGTTCGGAAATAGCGTTGCGTCATGTCTGAACTCACGAAACCCAAAGCCTTGTTCCGGCAAACCACCTAGCCCCGCCACCACTCACCGCCAGCGTGATTGTTTGCCCAGATGTCGCGGCGACGGTGAACGTCGTGCCGTTGGCGGCGTTGCCGTCAGCGTTGTACACGGCAGTTCCGTTGCGCCGGATTATGACCTCCCAGGCGTCGTTGTAATTGTCATCTGAGACGATGCTGACGTTCAGCGTGCCGCTTACGTTGACTGTGATTGAAGGCGAACTTGTAAACGTCGCAGGGCTGGCAGGCGGTGCGAGTTTGCTGGCGCTGGTTCCCGCGCCGCTCCAGCCGCTCGCGGTCAGGCTGTTGCCCGCTGTCGGAGTGGCTGTCCAGACAAGCGAGTACGGCCCTGTGCCGATAGCGTTGACAGCGGCCCCACGGAACTGATACGCGGTGCCGTTTGTCAGGCCAGTGACAGTCGCGCCGATAGAGGCCGACGTGCCATCGGCAAACGTAGTCCACGTTGACCCACTGTCGGAACTGTATTGCACAACGTAGTCGGTGATGGCAGAGCCGCCGTCGCTGGACGGCGCAGACCAGTTAAGGGTAACGCTCCCATTTCCTTGAGACGGCGAAGCGAACGCTAAAGGAGCGGTCGGCACGGTCGGCGGAATGATCCACGCTTGCAGGGCGTTGAAAGAACCGTCGGCGTATTCAGATGAAAATGTGATCGTCTGGCCGGCGGTGACAGTTTTCGTGATGTCAACACTCCACGATCCGCCAGTACCGCCGGAGTTTCCTGTGTAGGTCTGGCCCGCCGCCACAATCGCCATATCACCACCGGTGCCGTCGCCAACGCCGCTAGTCGTCGCGGTAATGCGGAGAATTCCGGCGTTGTTGATCGTGATGGTGTTCGGCCCGGTGATATTCGTGAGCGTGGCGCGTGCGAGTTTGGTCGCCTCGCTGCCGTTGCCAGTCCATCCGGACGTGGATGGGGAGAGAGGCACTCCGATTGCCCACTTGGTCGTGAGGTAGCGTTCGACCGCCTGGATTTCAGCGAGGCTCAAATCTCGGCTGTAAACCAGAACCTCGCCAATTGGCCCATTCCACCACCTGTTTTGCGTTGGGTCTTGGCCGACGTTGAGGAAATTGCCAGCCGCAGAGTTAGTGCCCGCCGTTGCCGCAACGCTAAGGTTTGCAGCAACACCGCTCACGCGGCGAACGTGCTGGGTCGGCGTTACTCCGCCAACCATTATCGCGTCAATCCCCAACGTTACCGTTGGCCCACCAACCGCATTGTATTGTACGCCTCGCCACTGCGTATTAAGCGTGAGCGTTCCGCTAGAGTTAAAAAGATTGATGCCATATGAGTTGCTGGTCGTTGAATCTCGCCCGTACATCGGCGTTCTGACGTTTGCCGCCGTTACGTCGGCAAAATTTGGCCTACACACACAGAAAAACGTGGCGTATCCCGTCAAAGACGCGGACCCCAGCCCTGTCGCCATCGCGTCGTTTGCGCCATCGAAAGTCAGCGCCGCTTTCCCGCCGATTACGCCGTCGTAGGCTGGTCGATTGTTGGCCGTTGTCTGGGTCGCGTGCCGCCCGTTGCCGCTCTTGTCGTTCCACTGGCTCGCCGCGCCGCTAACAGTCGTCACAGACGAAGCGTCGGCAGCGTCCAGCCAGAGTTGCAGGCCCGCTATCGTCTTCGGGCTAAAGCCGCCTGATGCTCTCGGCCTCAACAGTCTCGGGCTCATTGGGCACATGGAATGACGCTCTGGTGATGTAGGGTCAGCGGCTACGGATCGCCAGTATGAACACGGCGATCACGAGCATTGACAGGATGATGTGTTCAAACATGGCTAACCCTTCACCGACACCGTCATGGCGCAGGTGGTGGCACCGACGACGACTGGGGCGACGTAGGCAAATCCGAAACAGGCATCTGGGATTGGGTGGGCGCCCACGGTCACGGCAGTTGTCAGGGCAGAACCATCAGCATAGATCCTGACAGGAGTGTCTTCGGCACCAGCGGAAACGTGCCAGTTGATCTGGGTGGCACCGTTGGTGTTCCCGATAAGGACGCCGCCGCCGGCATACCGACCAAACGGAAATCGCGGAGTGGTGGTAGCCGCAGAAGACCCGGCCGTGATGGTGGCCCCAGTGGAGAAACGCTCAATACCGCTCATGTTCGCCCTTTCGCTTTGTAGGCATGTTTGTCGATGAATCGCTCCCGCACTTCCCCAGCCTTGGCGCCAGGGTTCTTGCGGAGTTCCTTCCTGACCTCTTCGGCCACGATCTTTTCGTTGATCAGCTTCCGCTTCGGGGCGGCGGGGCCGGGGTCATAATTCACTGTCCCCGATACCGCGAGCCGGCGCTTCTTGGCCACTCGCAGGACATCGTCGTTGGACGAGACCCACGCCTCCGGGTCTTGCCAACGTCGCTTGTCAGCCAGACCGCCGCAGTAGTATTTACCGGAGATGTTGATCCCGGCTGCCTTGGCTTCTTTGACCATCCACTTGGCGGATTCGGCGGGCATGTCGTTCAACTGCTGGTTGTTCATGCGGCCCTGCATAAACGCCCGGTCGGAGCCTTTGGTCCCGGGAGCGATCTGAAGAGCGCACATTTCCGCGAACCGCTCCCCATACTGAAGGGCGTTCTTGTAGACCTCCACAGCCTCTCGGCCGCGATCACTGATTTGCTGGGGGATTTGCATTGGGTTGTGGCGGTCCTGGTGGGGATTGCGGGGGCTGTCCTGGGGGCGGAGGCGGAATCATGTAGCGAGCGACATCGACTTGCATGGCCTTGCCCCAGTCTTCCAAGAGAGCGTTGAAGAGTTCCGGCCTGCCGGCCTGGAGCAATCCCTGGGAGATGGGTGCGAGGATCTGCATGGCGTTGGTGATGTTTTCGATGCGGGTCGCGATGTTGGGCTTTCGCGCGCTGCCCGCCTCAACACGGTATGAGTATTCGCGGACGATGCTGTCCGGGTTCTCTCCCTGAACGTGCATGCCCCATGCCTGTGCGGCCATCGGTCCCAGGAGCGGTTCGACATCCTGGGGATAGATCAACCATCGCGCACACAGGGCTTCCTTGCGGGCGACCTCCGAGAGAGCGTCTTCCAGGATCGAAGCGTAGTCGTCCGGCCGTACCGAAATCTGTTCCGCCTTCACCTGTGCTTCTGCGGCTGACCGGAACTGATTCCTGGTCATTCCGTAAACTAGCTCAGTCAGACCCACTCTGCGATCAAAGAGCGCCGTGACCTCTGCGATAATTTGGTACATGTCCTGGGTCACCCCGGGCATGTTGAAGACCGAGATCACATCGTTGACCGACCGGCCAACGGCTTCGGAGATTTCGACAATGTTGAAGCCCTTCTCAGACTTCTCCAGGATCTTCGACTTCAGGTCTTGGTCCGCAGCCTTTGATACGCCGATCAGCGTCTGCGATGAGGTCGCCACGCGGGTCGCAAGGAAGCTCATCGCCCAATTAATAAATCGCAATTCCCCGATAGCGGGACGGATCAAAGAGACCGGCCATGAGTATCCAGGTTTGCCGTGCCATGCGAGCAAGGTGAACGGCCAGCCGCCCGGTTCTGCCCAGAATGGAATCGGCCATTGGCAGGCCATGAACATTTGCTGAGACACGCCTGTTTCGTCTACCGGCTCCTGGAGCATGGGGAGCGGCATGTTCAGTGGAAACTCAACGCCTTCTGCCACAGCGAGGTAGCAGTTGGGGCCCATGGCGTCGAACTTGCCACGGAGGTCTTTGTCGGCGTCCTTCAGCCGGTCACCGAAGCCGGTCTTAGAATAAATCTCCCAGTAGCAGACGATGTCGTTCGTCTGGCCGTTGCGGCGCTTGTTCTCATAGCCGCGTTCCTTCTCGTCCGACCTGGAGGCATACGATTCCAGGTGGCCCTTCAGATCGTCACGGGACAAGCCAAACTTCGCCGCCACTTCATCGATGGGCTGAATACGCTTGCGGGCACACCAGCGGATGTCCTCAAACTCATCGGCATCCGGATCCCAGACGAGGTTGTCCACTGAGTCGTAGAACGAACCGGCGAACTTCACTGCACTTCCAGGAGGGGAGTACAGTTCGTGCCACCACACGCCAGCGCCTTTGATGAACGCCTCTTCCACAACCTTCCTGGAATGCTGCTTCAAATTCAGTTCGTTGGGCGTGTAGTTCAGATACTGTTCCAGGAGCGCAGCGATGATCTTGCGACGTTCGTAGTTGAACTGCTGCTGCTGCATTCCCTGCTGATAGGCCATCATCCCTTGGTCAGGCATCATCACCGGCTGGCCATCCGGACCCATGACAGGACCGTTGGGCCCCATCTGCGGAACCGGAGGCTGCGGGAAGATCCCCAGGAGTGGCGCCGGGACGATGGGGTAGTCCTTCGGCGTCACTGCCCGGGTGGGATTCCGGTGATGGATGACCGACGTAAAGAGGCGAACGGCCTCCCAGACGCGGTTCACGCAGATTCGCACGGCGGGAAGATCAATCCCCTTGGCATAGGCACGGGCCTGTTCAGGGCCCCACATGGCCTCCGGATCGGAGGCGTAGAACCCCAACGCTTCCTTCGCATCGTCACTGAAAGGTCGCTTATGGGTCTGCGCCAACTTTATCAGCTTTAACCAGCCGGCAGTGATTGGCGCAAGTGGATTATCAGTACTCATCCGACCACCTTCCAGGACTCGCCGCGATGCAGCATCGCCTCTAGTAGCTCTACGCGCTTTTGCAAGGCCCACACCTTGCGGTTGTGGTCAGCGTGCAGTTTCTGGTGTTTGCCACTTTGGACAACAACAAGGTTTTCCCATCGATTGTCGTCCTTAATGCCGTTCAAATGATGCACTTCTTCCTTGCGGCCAAGCATGCGGCGAAGATGCTCTGAGGCCACAAGGCGATGCTCCAATACGTAGCCGGCCTTGCTTGCCATTGGATGACTTGGGGCATGCACCATCACGTACCCCTGGACGGTGCGAGGACGGCCACCGCTCCACCTGGGGGCACATTCCCCCTTCCGATTCTTTGTAGAAGAGCCGCGAGATCGCAGCCCAACCCGTGCCGCCAGCCTGCGGCGGACTGTTGTTTGGCTGCACCTAAACTGCGAGGCTACTTCTGCGGTGGACTTTTCGTCGCGCCAATATGCCAAAGCCATCTCGTCTGCCGGCAGGCGGATTCGCTCGCCGCCAATCCGGAGAGCGAATCCCGCCTTGCGCAAATGCTGCCCAACCGTCTTTCCTGTGCCGAGCCCCAGGCTTTTTGCGATGCCTTCACACGTACGACCTTCGTCAAAATACATGCGGCGCAGGTCTTCGGTGCAGTAATTCAGTCGGCTGGGCATTGAACGCTCCTACTTCTTAGTGTCCTTTTCCGCCCGCTTCTCCAGCATGGCGACACGTTCCGAGAGGATGGCAAGCTGCCCGGCCGGCTTGTGCTGCCAAAAACCGTAGGACTTCCACGCCGGGAACTCATTCACGCCCGGGTCATCGACATGGTGGACGGACGACTTCTCCGTCCCGCCGTAGCCTGGGGAGATAGCCCACAACGTGAGAGTGCGGGCAGAGACATCCGTAACCAGGGCCGGAACTGGCTTGGCCCCCTCATGGGCATGGAAGAAGACAAACTCGCCCAATTCGGCCTTGGGCATGACGAAATCGCTCATTGGTATTTCCCTTTCGGAGAGAGGTACAAGACACCGTCGTCGTCTTTCTGTTGGCGGCGGCGCTTGTCGGCCAGATACTTCACCCACCATGGCTCTGGCCCGGTAACCCTGGGGGGCTTGTGATACTTGGGTTCGTAGGCACACATGTACTCTGCGGCCTGACAGGCGTGGACTTCGCCTCGCGTCTGCGGTTCGTCGGTCACGTAGACCTGACCGTTCACCGTAGTGGTCTTCTTGCGGTAGCGCTTAATCTCTCGCAGGAAGTTGGGGCAGCCCCCATCCAGGACTTTGAACCGCGTCGTCCCGTCTCCTTGGATGTGGAGGAGCTTCCGCATCAGAGCCGTGCGGGCCGGGATGTCGTCTGAGCCTGGAGTAAATCCGAAGCCAGATATCTGCGAGCGGATGTTCCGCTTCTTCAGTTCCTCGCTGTATAGCTCATGCGGGAGTCTTCCTGACCCAAGGTCGCGGAGCATGCCGCCGTGCATGTCCATGATCCAGTTGTAGAAGTGCTGGTTCTGCGCCTTGGCTGCGAACTGCTCACCGAATATCAGGGCGTTGCACTGCCGGATGTACAGTTCGTCATAGAACAGGATGAATCGCTCATCGGGCGGGATGGCTGCGAAGAGGCACGCCATGACCGTATGCCCAGGATCGATGGCAACGTATCTGGTCCAGTCGCTGGGGACTTGCCCGTCCGGGAGATGAGATCGTGGCATGACATGGACCGCCGTGTTGAACGTCGGATACATGAGCGTGGATTCGGTGGTGAACTCGCCTTCCGCACGCATGCGGAGTTCATCTACACCGAGAGCCGACCAGCGTTCGATGTTCTTCTTTTTCTCTTCGTCATCAATCGCGGAGTTATCCAAGAAGCGCAGCGTGAACTTGCGGATGATTGCGTTGGGGTCGTTCTCCGCCTTCTCGGCACGTTCACACAGTCCAAGGAGCGCATCATTCTTGGAATGTGGCATGGCCGACCAAATAAAGCGGCCTTTGCGATCCGCGAGGCGAGCCTGCATTTCCCCCACCCAAGATTCATTGGACAAATCTTCGTCACACCAAACCAAATCGGCCGCGAAACCTTGCGGGGGTTCACCTTCCGATGAGAAGCAGTAGATCGTCCATCCGGTGATCAACTCAGCCTTCTGGAGATAGCCGGCGTTCTTCTGCACCCAAGCGATTTCTTTGATCATTCTTGGAGGGATCAGAGGAGGCGCTGGTTTGGCCTCTCCCCTTCTCGCATCGTCCTTGCCGGGAATGAATGCCCGCCACTTGTTCGTCTCCTCGTCCCGGATCATTCGGAACGCACCGGGGCGAAACAGGATCCTGTGGATGACCATTCCGATGTGGGTCCACCCCTTTCCCACGATCACAAGGTTGCCGCCCTCTTTGGGGTATTTGTTGTGCGGGTCTTGGCCTGTCGCAGCCCTAGCGATTTCTGCCGCAACACACAGCGTTTTCCCTGCACGGTTTCCGCCGATCACGATCCGCTCGCTCGCCATGCACTGGTGGATTTCGTCCTGCTTGGGCATGGGCGTGTACAGCCGCAACGCCTCAATACGACGTTCCGCGATCTCCTGCTGCAACTCCTTCATGGAGTCCAGCGCGTGCTTCGTCATGCCCGCAATCGGGGCACTAGCGGTCGGAGGTGGGGGGATCTTGGGGTGCTTGCGCATTGAGTTCAGAGAGGACGATGTCTATGGCTTCCACTATCGACTTGTCGGACGGTCTGGTCCCGGTGAGGAACTCTGAGCAATACCGTCTCAGGTTCTTCAGGACGACGACCGCATCACCCAGCCGCTGGAGTTCTGTTTGCGTTTTCATGTTCACCGCACATCGTTTCCGGAGTTGTCATGGGGAAGCGGCTGTCCCCGCTCTCCATCGGTGTCGGGGGATACCGGAGGCACAACCCAATTCGTGGCTCCTTGTTGACTTCGATCCACCACTTGCAAGTTTCGCACTGCGTCATTGAGGTCTTTCTGTGGTAAGGCGTTGATAACCGTCGCCGCTTCCAGAACACGCTTCTGTAGCTCCGTTTCCAATTCGTCTTCGGACCAGAGGGTGAGCGGTTTCTTCGCACCACCATCGGCGGAATTTTGTGCAGTGAGCCGGACCATCGTCTCCAGCATCTTGGTCCTAAATGCACCGCCGGCAGGGGCGTCGTAGAACTGCTTCATCCAGGCATTGCCGAATCCAGCCACGCCACCGAAGTAGGTGTAGAGAATCTCCACCAGCTCAGAGGAATGGGGGATGTTCGATCCACCCAGGCGGGCGGCGGCGATGAAGAGATCGACCGCACCCTTCTCAATCTCTTCCAGCTTCTTGTCGGTCTTACGCTTGCGCTTCTTCTTCGCAATCGTATTGCGGCAGTGACGGCACTTGGAGTGATAGCCGTCCTTCGACTTGTGGAAGTGTTTGGGGTCTAGCGGGTAGGTCTTGCCGCACTCGGCGCAGGTCCGTTCGCTAGACACTCACTTTGAACTTGGGCTTTAGGTCCACGATCTTCACGGCCGAATCGAAGTTGGCTTCCCAGGACTGCTTCAGCTTCTCGGAGATGTGCTTGGCTTCGATGAACTGCGGCTTGCCGACGCACTTCGGCTTCCAGTGGCCCGCCCAAGCATCCCAGTTACAGAACACGGGGTTGTAGCCCAGCTTCTGCGTGCCAACCAACGACAGATCGCGTGTCATGGTTACGTCTTCCGTCGATGCCTTTTCGGCCTGATAGCGATCACTCCACTCGTAAAAAAACCAGGGCTTGTCTGCTTCGGTCTTGGGTTCCGTGAGTTCAAAGGCCCGCATGTCGTACATGATCAGACCCGTGGGGAGCGCAGCACATTCCTGGATGCCGGACAGCTTCACGGCCTGAGAGCGTTCGTACATCTTCAACTGGAAGTCCGGATTCGGATTGTCGGTCTGCATGTTCCGCCACTCAAAGACGTACACGCACTCCATCGGAGGCGGGCCGCAGTACGGGGCACCGATGACACACGGGCCCTTTTCGTAGTGGTCGTACAGGAACGAAAAGGACGAGGTGAAGAACGGCTTGCCGCCCTGTTCGCAGTCAGGCTTCATGTCCGAATCGATCATCACCAACACATCCACCCCGTACTCGCGGGCCTGGAGAACGGCCCGGTTGCGGGTCATGGTGATCGGCGTGTCGGCAAGGTTCCAGATGCGGATGTTCTCAATCCGTGGATCCCGGGAAGCCTCGGCAACGAGGGGTGTCATCCACTCCCTGATGTCTGGGACTTCAGAGGAAATCCCGCCGTTGCCGCCGTAGGAGAACGTAACCAGACCGACGTTCAGCTTGCGTTGTTGCATGTTATCACCTCGGGGGAGAGTGATGGTATCAAATTAGTGTACGGATGTCAACGTAACGAGAACGGGTTTTGCCAGCCGCTCTGCACCATGTCGCCGGCCTGTGACCAGAGCGAGTTCACATCGAAAGACGGGCGACCCATGCTGCCGTCAGGCGTTCGCTGGTAGGCCGACAGCCTCCGGTTGAGGAGGTCGATAAACGCATCGCGTCGTCCGTAGTCAGGAGTCTCTGCGCTCTGGCCGGTAAAGTCCTTTGAGCGTTGTTCAAAGAACTTGGGGCGTTCGTAGGCGTACGCCAGATTGCCCTGGTTCCCTTCGCCGGCTACGGAACGCTCAGATCGCGTACGCCCAGTGGGGTCAATACGTCGCGTATAGTTTATGCCGGGTGCCGAAAAGCTCTGTGCTTCTGGAGCGCCTTGCGGGCGGGTCTGGTTCCACGCCTGTGCAAACGCCGTGTTGGACTGCGGAGCCGACAGGGCCTGCGC